AGTCCCGCGCCACGCAGTACGTGGGCAGTGCTGAGCCGTCTGCCGGACGTGCCACCAGCCAACGATCGCTTACCGTGGTGGTGGTCTGCTCGTCCCGCTTCAGCGGCGGACCGAGCGTGACCTTCCGAGTCTTGTCCAACGGCGTGATGATGAACCGCTGAACCGTCAACTGCTGATGAGGCAGCATGACCGTCTTGTGGCCGTCCTTGTTCCGCTTACCGTTCTTGTAAGCATTGCGGATCAAGTCGCCCTCTTCGAGAAGCGTGAGCTTCGCCGGTGTCGGAGCTTTGTCCATGTTTCCTCCCTGTGTATGTATGGTGTTACGGCTGTAGCACCGGGAAGCCTACCGTGGCCGGTAGGCACCCGCTACTAGACCGTGAAGGTCTTGATCTTGTCGAAGCCAGGACCGGGCTGAACCGCTTGGCTTACTGCCTGCATGAGATCGCCGAGGTACAGCGAATCGTGCAGATTGAGGGCGTCGCGAATGGCTTCATAGGTCATGCTCGTCACGAGATCCCACTCGGGCTCGGACTGACCGTCCTCTGTAGCTTCATCGCAGATTTCCGCCATCTTGTTCATGGTGATCTCGTAGATGACCTTGTCATCCCACGCCGGCACGATGACCTTCAGGCCACCCATGCCGTCCTGCTCGAGAGCAGCTTTGGCCATGATGATTCCTCCCTGTTCAGTACTCAGGATTGAGCACCGGGTGCCCTTCCGTGAGGAAGGGACACCGCTACTCAACTTGGCAGTGACTTGCGACTTCCGCCCACACCGGCAGTACCGACGTCGGCGTTGCGTCCTGCTTCACGACCCTTCGAGTTCGCGAAGACGTCGCCGCGTGACTTACGGTCAGCGACGCTACGAGTGCTCGGATAAGCCTCGTGGAACGCGTCCTGAATCGCCAGCGACTTGTCACGAAGCACCAGCTCAACACCGCTGGTGCCGTGCTCCTTCTCTGCCTCAGCTTTCGCCTTGCGGCCGACCTCGGCATACTTCTCAGCTGCGCCACCGGCGAAGCCGAACATGAATCCGCGCCGAGCCTTGTGCTGGGCAGACTTCGTCTGGCTGCGATAGGCGTCCGAATGCTGGGACCACCACGCGAGCTCAGCCCGCAGCATCTGGATCTCGAGGGACTGAATGATCATCTTGAAGTGGTCCAGATCTTCCTGGAAGCCGAACATCTCGTGCCGCTCGGTCTCCTTGTACAGCTTTCCGTCCACCTCAACCCACTCGTTACTGTGGAGCTTGATGACCTTCAGACCCATCGCAGTCGCGACGCGCCACTTCATCTCTGCGACCGGGTAGCGCCAGATGCTTACCGTGACGAACTTCTCACGCTGCACCGTTCCGCGCGCCTGGGGCTGCTGAGCCCTGAGCATGGCTTCATCAATCTGGTACTTGGCCATGAGCTCGGCAGCTTTCGCGAAGAGCAGTTCCGCCTCTTCAGGCGTCGTGCTTTCCGCTTTCCGCAAGAGACCATTGATGACGTTGATCTTCTTGTCGTCGGACATTTCTGCATCCTCCCTGTTTTGTATCTAGTGCTCGGATAAGCACCGGCGCGCGGTTCTGCTTATGAGAACCGCCGCCGCTGTCTTACCAGCGTGTTGACTTCTCGCAGGCTTCAGCGTACGCTTCCTGCGCTTCGATCTCCCACATCTCCCACGTCGTGAGGATGATGAGCCAGAACTCGCGATCGGCTTTCCACGTTGCCCGCTCTTCTTCCGGGGTCATGACCGCTTACCGGACTGCTTCGCCAGGACCGCTGCCTTGAACTTCATGGCCAGCGGAGAATGCGAGTCGTGAGCGATGATGGCCGCTTGGACCAGCTTTCCTGAAGCTGACATCTTTCCTCCCTGTTATGGTACTTCATCTGAGGTACCGGGAGGGGCAGCCTAAGCTGCCCTACCCGCTACGCCAGAAGGATCTCAGCGCCGAAGTTGATCAGCGCGTAGGCCTGGCAGACACGCTTCGCAGTCCGTGCCCGGATGAGGGTTTCGCTACCCTTATGCTCAAAGCCGTCAATCTCGGCTTCAACTGCCATCCAGGCGGTGTCCCACAGTTCGTTCAGAGCGGCAGATCCGTCGTTGCTCATCACGTGCGTGTAACCGTTCATCCCGGGGTTTCCGCGATAGAAGCGGTTATCGGCTTCCTCGAGAGCTTTCCAGTTCTGAGGGCTGAGCGGCTTGTCTTTCCGCTCTGGCATCTCAAGGATGATCCGACCGTAGTCGTGACCGATCGTGATAATGCGATCCATGGTATTCCTCCCTGTTTTGGTACGCTTATGCGTTACCGGAAGGGATTCCCGTAGGAATCCCAACCGCTAACGATCCGCGCCGCTTACGGATTCCGTATAGGAATCCTGCTCACGCTTACACGTTGAGAATTCAACTTCATCACCGGGGATGACGTCGTCATCATCCGCGACCAAACTAGCAGCCCGTTTTACGATTCCGAAGTCGTGCCCGGTCCATCTTAGCGCCAGGCCGGTTTCGGTACGGATTACCAGCATGTCATACTCCGGGTGGCCGCCGAATTCGTAGTTCAAGAATCCGATGACCGTGCCCGTAACGGAATACCAAATATCCGTCACTTAATTCCTCCCTGTTATTGGTACCTAATTGGCACCGGCGCGGGATTACCGAAGTAATCCCCGCCGCTACTTACTAGGCAGCTTTCTTCGACTTCTTACCGGCCGCTTTCGCCGGGGGATTCTCAAGCGCGTTCAGCTGGGCGCGCAACTTCTCAAGCCGCGCGTTCCGCTTCAGATTCCGCGCCGCTTCGCGCTCGGTGGCCGCTTTCGCCTTGGCCGCTTTCGCCTCGGCGTTCGCTGCCGCTTTCGCGGTCCGGCGGGCTTCGTACCCTTCTTTCCGGGCCAAAAGTAGCGCCCGAATGACGTCGGTGGTATCCTCGAGCTTAACCGTGAGGGTTTCGCCTGAGTTGGTGGTAACGCTTACCGTATCGGTGGTAGCGTTGGTGGTCATTTCTTACCTCCCTGTTTTGGGCTTTAAGCCCGGTTTGTAGGGGGAATTCCCTACGTTATTCCCGGTAGCGGTTTAGCTAGGCGTTATTAGCCGCCAAGTCAAGAAGTAGCGCGACCGCGCCGACCAGATTAACCAGGGCGCGAATTTCAACGTCAAACGTAGCCGGAACCGTAAGGGTTACGGCAGAAAGCACTTCACTAAACGGGACGATTACCGTACCCATAGAGTCAGAGAAAGCCACGGCCAATTCACCGGCCGGAATTACCGTACCGCTTTCAGCGACGTCATCACCTTCAGAAAACCAAACGCTTACGGTTTCATCAGCGTTTTCAAACGTCACGGAATTACCGCTTACTAGGTAGTTCATTTTCAACCGCCTTTTGGTAGGTATTAGCTACCGAGAATAACGTAGGGACCGGCAATTAGCTAGGCGCCAATTACCGGCCCGTACGCGTCAGGGAGGGAGGATTTTTAGGGCTAACGACTACGCTATTAACGCCAATTTAGTTACGCAAAACGCGCCGACTACCGGCGCACCCGGAATACCACCTAGTTACCTAAGCCCGAGCCGTACCAATTAGCTAACTGCCTTACCGTAGGGCTAGTCGTAACGCGTACCGTAAATAAGGCCAATTACCGGGCTAGGTTTAAGGCAACCCTTACGGGCGCGGTTTCTAACTAGCGGGGTAATTGGGCTAACCTAATTTGGCCCCGCCGTAGGTAGCGGAGCGCCGATTAGGTACGGGGTACGCGCTACCGCCAAAGGGGTAAGCGCCGTCAATTACCGGGGTATAAACGCGCCCCGGTAATTTCGCCCTAATTGCCTACCCCCTAACTAAGCGCGAGCCATTTAGGTAAGTAAGCCCTAGTACCCCGTACGCGCGCGGCCCGGGAAGTACCGCCCTACCCCCGCGTAGCCTACAAAACGGGGGTACCAGGTACCCTGTACCGCGCGCCCCGGCGGGGCGCTAGGTGTACGGGGCGCTACCCCCGTAACCCCCGCGCCGTAGCCGCTAAGGGCCGGGGCGGGCGGGGCGGGCTATAAGCGCCCCGGCGACCGCGCGTAGCGCGCGACGCGCCCGTAGCGTACCGCTAAAAGTGCCAACTAAGGGCCAAATATACGATTGGCTATTACGAAAAACCCGCTATTTGCGGGAATTTCGTAAAATTGGCCGTAATTGGCCCCTATTTGGTCCCTAAGCGGGGGTAAACGGGGCGTGGTAGGTAAGTTGGGCTACCCTATTTGCGCCAGTTAGGGGACAAAAGCCCTGGTAATTGGCATATTTCAAAAACGTAATAACCGATAAACCGAACGGTACCCGGTACTACCTACGAACTATTAACCTAGTTAACTATCGGGTAGGGTAGGGGTAGGGGTTGTAAATACCGGCAAAAGGTACAAATAGGGGGTGATGAGGAAAAGCCCTGCTAATATGGCACTTTTCTTGGGATTTGGTATTTGGTACCTAGCGTGAAGGGCTAAAGGGGTCGCCCAATTTCTCGCGATTATTTACGAAAGTTTGAATTACTAGTTCAATTACTATCAATAATTGATAAACGAATTGAATTACTTTGAAAATTACGCCAAATAGGGGACCCGTGGGCGGTGCGGGTACCGCGAACTGGTCAATTACCCATAAAATACAAGCACAATCACCATAAACGGTCCCCATTCAAAAATTTCACACCTATCCGTGAAATATAGCACAACTTTCCAGACTTTCCGCACAATCCGATAAACACTAACTTCCTCAAATTTCGAGCTCTTATAGCCACTTTAGCGCAATCTTTTCATCAAGTTTTCTCTCTCAACTGCGACACGCTATCCCGCTCTCTCACATAAATCTCACTCGAAAACGTGCCGCGCCCGCGCCCTCGCGCTCGCGAGCCACCCTCCACACTCCGGGATTTTTCCTCTCCTAGGCGCACGCACGCGTACGAGGTTCTACTTCGTAGAACCCGCGAGCGTAGGCGCGTTACGCGCGAGATCTCGATCTCTCGTATGCGTGCGCGCGCATGCGTGCGCCCGTCGGGAGGGATTCACTCCACCACTTCAGGATGCCTCGCGCGTGCGTGCGCGAGAGCGAGCAAACCCCCGCCCATGCAGCCGCCGCATTGAAAATCCGCCACCACGCAATTTCAGACTGTACCGTAGGGCTCCGTAGGGCTCCGTAGGGCTCCGTAGAGCTCCGCTGCCACCCAGAAATTACACACTAGAGCAGGTATCCTTTACCTACCACCCGCATACACAGCACAGGAGGGAGCGCAATACCATGTCCGAAGAATCCGAACTGCACACACCGGGGTATTGGTTGCGGCATCAGGGGTTTGAGCAGCCTGCCCCGTACAAGAAGCCGATGTCGGAAGAGTCCTACGCGCACCGCTCTATCTACTGTGCCGAGGTCATGTGCCACGGCATCTTGATGGGGCAGTCACAGCACGAGGAGTTCGAAGAGCAGGTCAAGGCTGCCCGACGAGAGATGGGCCTGCGGTGGTATGGCATGAAGAACGGCGTCACACCAGAAGTGCTAGCTGCCCGGAGTATGGCAGCGATCGCCGACCTGGTCATCCCGTTCGTCCTGAACCACTAGCGCACCACAAACTTCCCGACTAGACTAGACCGGGTACGCTAACCACGGCGTCCCCACCCTATTGCGCGCGTCCGGGTGGTCGCAGCAGACAGCGGTGGGGACGCCACCACCCGGCATACAGCAAGGAGGCACCATGAGCGCAATCCGGAAGCTACCACCGGCAGGAGATTGGCGATGACCCCGGCGCAGATCCTCTGCCTCTTCCTCATGATGTCTGGCGAACTCACACCCGGCCAGGCAGACTACCTGTACCGCCAGATTCAATGGTTTGAGGTTCCGGACGGCATTCCACCATCCATGATCACAGACGGAGTCAAGTGGCAGATCAGTAACGCAAAGGCGGTGAACCTCTGATGAAGAACCCTGTGCAGTCATGGGAGCTCATCACTTGCACAATACTGATCATCGGCTGGACATCAGGATCAACAATCATCTCAAGCATCATGGTTCTGTTTGCACTGTTGGTGACCTTCGTCTACGGAAGGAGTTCATCCTGATGCGCACTCCGCTCAAACTCAGCGTTCAGCTTGACGAACCTGCCGAGACGATCAACATCGGCCGTGTACACGAGGTCACAGTATCCATCTCGCACTCAGTCAACATACGCATCCATCGGGAAGGACGCGAGACCTACGTGTTGTGCGATACCGAAGTGTCCAACCCCGAAGGACCGTGGCCGACCCGCACCGAAACTGAATGCGTGTTCAGCATGCTACATGCAGAGGGAAGGTAACAACATGCCGAAGTTTCTTGTGATCGGTCATCTGACTCCCACAGATGGCGATCCCGACCCTGTTGTCCAGGGCAAACTTGATAGCACCATCCAGGTTGCGGTGTTCTCGAATCGTCCGCAGGCTGAGCGTGCTTTGTTGTGGTACCAGGACGGTGTGATTGTCCCTGCTCCGGCAGAAGAAGACTCGGCATGAGCGGCGAGTGGTATGAACAGAAGCCTGGAATCTCTCGGGCTGTTATGCTGATCATCTTGATCGGTGTCATCGTCGATGTCGCCATCGTCGTCATGCTGTGGAGGTCGTACCTGTGATCATCGACGGAGTCGAGGTCACGCCGGCACCGGCACACATCTCGGTCAACAACCTCCTCAGGTTGTGGGATCTGCCGAACCGGATCGCCTGCCCTTGCGAGGGGTGCAAGAACGGATGGCACATCACCTACCAGGATGCGGGATGGTTGTTCGGTGCCCCCACCTTCGTCGCCAGAGCAGACAAGTGCGGCATGTGCGATGATCAGGGCATGGTCCCGTACTTGAGTGCGAACTGATGACCTCCGGAATTGTCCGTGACATCAGGACGGGCAGGGCGCTGTTCAAGACGGACTCTCTGACGGACACGTTCATTGCACAAGTCTCGAATACACCACAGCCCTTCTTCATGGTACATGGTCGCTGTACCAAACTTGAGGTGCGGATGCTGGTCTCAGATTTGAAGGAGATGAAAGAGTTCCCAATGGTGTACGATCGTCAGATGCCTCCTGACGCGATCCTACTCTTCGCGGGAGAGCCGCATGAGCTAGGATTCAGGCTGGCTAGCTAGCTGAAGGAGAGGAGGAACATGTTCAAACTCACGGGACAGAGCGGACGGCGCAATGCGTCTCCGACTGCCCAGACAGGCAGAACGATCGGCCTGACGGCGTTGCGGGGTGGACCCATGATGCATCCGCAGCGTCCGGCATTCCTGGCCGATACGGCCCAGGAGTCGACGTTTGACTCGAACACGTCACGCGTGAACGAGACAGCGTAATGAATCTAGGCGTGTTCGCGGTCGACCCAGGAGGCGCAACTGGTCTAGCCTGGGGGATCTTCAACCCCACTCTCCCCGAGGTTGGTGATCAACTGCGAACACGCCTAGACTCCGGCAGCGCAACCACAGAGGGTGACGAGCGCAGCCAGATCAGAGAAATCACCACGCTGTGGGCAGCATTCTATCGAGCATGCGTCAACTCAGCGTTGCTGCCCAAGGATCGCGTGTGGTTCATCTGCGAAGATTTTGTCTACACAGGCAGCAACACCTATTCCGGTGACTCCGCCAAGATCAGCACCGCGCTGATTTGGGGCGTTGAGGGATATCGGATGGGTCGGGCTGATGAGTACATTGCCCAGGCGAGGGGTCGCAAACGCCAGGTACATGTTCCTAGCATGATCCTTCAAACTGCCAGTCAGGCCAAGTCATACGCAACAAATGCCCGGTTGAAGGAATGGGAGTGCTGGGTTGTGGGTCGTGAACACGAAAGATCCGCATTCCAGCATGTCGCCTATTTCCTCAAGCACTACCAAACGCTGGGCATCGACTAGCCAATCCTCTCGCGCTCGCGCACGTATGCGCGCGCACGCGTGCGCGCTCGCGCGCGCGAGGAAGCCACACTTTTGGCCTCCCTCGCGAGCGTAGGCGCTCACTCGCGCCGCATCCGGTACGCTTCAGCACGTGACGAACCTTCGTCAGCCGCAGCAGGACTCCCTAGCCCCCTCACCCGTCGATTGGGTGGATGTTCCGTTGGGACCAGGTCAGAGTCCAACTCCCAGAGGCAATGTTCAGTTCACCAAAGATGGTGACTGGCTCAGAGGCACCGACATCCGTCGGAAGCCCGGTTACGAGACCTTGGCTGTCGTTCATCGTCCACCGCATGCGCCTGCCTGATGGCCGGAGGAATCAAACCTGGGAGTCCTGCTAGCGCACAGGCACCAAAGCCTCCTGCTGCAACGCGCAAGAACTACAAGCCTCCCAAGAAGACCAAGACTGTCTGCGGCGTCAAGAAACGCTCAGGCGGTCATTGCAACATGGCTGCCGGTTGGGGCACACCCCACCCCGGCATCGGCAAGTGCAAGTTCCACGGCGGATCAGTTCCCAGCCATGTGAAGGCAGCTGCGAAAGAGGAGTACCGGCTGCTTCTGGGCACGCCGATGGAGATCAACCCTCTTGACGCCATCATCTGGTGCATCAAGATCCGTGCCGGCGAAGTTCAATGGCTGACGGACAGGATGCACGACCTCGACGAGATCCACTGGGTTGAGGACACGATGGTGGGCAAGCAGTTCCATCTGTACGCACGAGAGCGCCAGCACGCCATGGCTGATCTTGCGCGGTACTCGCAGATGGCGATCAGCCTGGGTATCGCTGAGCGTGCGGTCAAACTGGCCGAGACATACGGCGAGATGCTCGCAAACTACACCAAGCGCATCCTCGAAGATCTCTGGCCCCATCTTGACGCTGAGGGCAGGGCGAAAGCACCGACCATCGTGCGCAATCACTTGATCGCTCTCGACGGCGGCAGGGTGGATGAGGCGAAGATGATCGAGGCTGCGTGACCAAGAACTTGAAAGGAGGGCATTCCCGTGCCCCGCACGTTCTTGCTGTCGAGCAGAAGCTACCACCAGGCACTATTGAGAAGGCTCTGGCGCATATGTTCCCGGAGCCCACTCCGTACCTGTGGGAGCCAAATGCGTGGGCCAAGGACAAGATGCGTCTCTATCTTTGGTCGAAGCAGATCGAGATTCTCGAGTCAATCAAGGTCAACCGCTTCACAGCGGTCAAGGCCTGTCACGGACCGGGCAAGACCTACTCTGCCTCTGTGGCGGGTGCGTGGTGGCTTGATCCTCAGACGCATCCTCTCGGTGAAGCATTCCTGATCACCACTGCGCCATCTTGGCCGCAGGTTGAGGCAATCCTCTGGCGCGAGTTGCGCCGTCGTCACTATCAGGGCAAGCTTCCCGGACGCATCACGCGAGAGTGTCTCTGGCTCATGGGTGAAGAAGGCACCAAGAGGCTGGATGCGTCCGAGGAGATTATCGGAATGGGGCGCAAGCCTCAGGACTACGACGAGAACACCTTCCAGGGCATTCATGCGCGCTACCTCCTTGCGATCCTCGATGAGGCGAACGGGATTCCGGAAGCGCTGTGGGATAGCGTACTTGCGCTAGTCACGAACAAGAATGCTCGCATCCTCGCCATCGGGAACCCTGATGACCCGAACAGCAGATTTGCCAAAGTCTGCAAGCCGGGGTCTGGCTGGAACGTCATCAGGATCTCGGCGTGGGATGTCTTGAAGGCAGTAGCAGAAGAGGACATTCCCGAAGACATCGTCGAGCAGCTCACATCATCTGAGTACATCGAGACTGCGCGCCGGGAATGGGGAGAGGGTAGTCCACGGTGGCAAAGCAAGGTGGAGGGTGAGTTCCCGGATGTCTCGGATGAATATCTCATCTCGCCATCTCTGATCGAGTACTGTCACCAGAGGGAGCTACCAGGCTTCGATCTCGGACGCTACGGCTGCGACATCGCCAGATACGGCGTTGACAAGAGCGTCGTGTACCATAACAGAGGAGGGGTTGTCCGTCTTGTTGCAGAGTGGAGCAAAGAAGACACCATGTCCTCTGCGGGCAGGATCGCAAGGATCCTTCGTTCGCATGGCGCCAAGCGTCCACCGGCCAACATCGACATCATCGGCCTCGGCGCGGGGGTGTATGACAGGCTTCGTGAGCAGAGGCTCAATGTTGCGGGCTATCAGGGGAGCACGCGTGCAGTAAACCCTGCCAAGTTTAAGAACCGTCGTTCAGAGACCTGGTGGACCTTCAAGGAACAGATGGAAGAGGGTCTCATCGATCTCGACCCCAAGGACGACACGCTTGCTGCCCAACTAGGCAGCATCAAGTGGAACACCGACTCCGCAGGCCGCATCTATGTGGAGACGAAGGAAGACATGCTTGCTCGCGGCATGCCTTCGCCGAACCATGCTGACGCCGCTGTGATGTCTCTTGTCTCTGCCGGCGTCGTACCTCTGCGCGAGGGCGAGCCTCGGCCGGAGACTCTTTCCGGCGACCTGCTCGAGAAAGTCATGTAGGAGGGAGCAATGAGCGATATCCGCACAGGTCTGCATGACGTCATGCAAAAGAGTCTCCTGGAGGAGTCTCAACATCATGACTGGACATATGAGGCAATCCGTCCGATCTACATGCCCACAGCAGCAAGAGCATTCTCCATCGGTCGCAAGAAGGGTGACTGCTCAAAGGGTGTTCAGTTCAATGCCTGGTGGGTCCCTGGCTGCCCTGACCCGATGGGCAACGGCTTCGCACCATACGGCAACAGTCAGACGATCTGCTTCCATCTGGAGCATCTGTCCTCTGCGGCAGACCTGAAGATCGGCGACATCATGACCTTCGGTATCAATGGTGATGAGCACGCCGCGATGGTGATCGAGTTGGGTGCCGGCGATCCGTGGCTGTGGTCATTCGGCCATCAGGGTGCCCCGAACAAGTACCGGGCTTCTTGGGATCGCCGTATCAAGCAATTCCTGCGCCTCCCGGCTCCGGATACACCCATGACGCCTGTCGAGAAGCTCAGAGCGATGACCGGCTGGTTCAGCTGGGTTGCGTGGAAGCTCGGCGAAGGACCCTGGAAGCACTACGGCAAGGAAAACGCGAATGTCCGGCCAGCTGTGCCCAAGAAGATCTCAGCGACATGGTGGGCCAGGTTCGAGACATTCCTCAAGAACAGGGACAGTGGCAACCCTGCCACGACCCAAGGAATCAAGGAGGCATAGTGAAGTATCTCAAGGCGTTCATCGCCACACTCGTGTCGGCGGCAGGCGCTCTCACGGTTGCGCTCGGCACCGGCAACAACATGGACATCGGCTCTCTTCATGCAACGGACTGGCTGCTCATCGCCGGCACCGTGCTCGGTTCGGGCGGCATTGTCGCGGCTGTCGAGAACATTCCATCAGTAGCGCCGATTGCGAAAGCTGCTGTCGCATTCCTATCAGCAGGCATCGCGTCGCTCGTCACCGCTCTCGCCGACAACCACATCACGCAGGCGGAATACCTGGTCGCATTCGTGGCAGCTGTCACTGCAACCGGCCTGGTGTACCAGGTCAGAAACACCCCGTAGTAGCCAGGCCAGCTGAGATCAGCTAGGATCACCCGCTGAGATGACAGACATCACAAGAGTTCTCATTCCCGAGATCCCCGTCCCAGGAAAGCCGCTGGGACGCCATGTCGAGCATGACCCAGCTTCAAGGGCATTTGCTCTTCCGGATCCGGAAGGTGCCGTTGTGCGGAACACCGTTGTGCACAAGCGGCACGGAGTGATCTTCGACCAGGGCGACCTCGGAAGCTGCACAGGGAATGCTCTCGCAGGTCTGGTCAACACGGAGCCTCTCTATCTGACCGATTGGAAGAAGCTTCTGTACGAGCCGGACGCAGTTGCCCTGTACCACGAGGCAACTGTGCTGGATGGGTTCCCTGGTGAGTACCCGCCAGACGACACCGGCTCTTCCGGGCTCGCGGCAGCGAAGGCAGCGATCAAGGCTGGCTACTGCAAGAAGTACCAGCATGCCTTCACCGGCACTTCTGCTCTGACGTCTCTCCAGAGTCGCAGCGGAGCAACAGGAGTCAACTGGTACGAGGGGTTCGACACTCCTGATGCGAATGGGCTGGTGAAGATCTCTGGCCAAGTTCGTGGCGGCCATGAGTTCGAGATCATCGGCTACCACGTCACATCAGGCAAGTCGTATCTCGATGACCATCTCGAGGCAGTCAACAGCTGGAGCAAGACCTGGGGCAAGGCGGGTCACTTCTTCTTCACGGTCCGCACGTGGTTCCAGCTGCTCAGCGAACAGGGCGACTTCACGGTGATCATGGGCTAATGCCCTCTGTTGGCCGCCCACGCTCGACGACAGGCATTGGCACTCGTGCTCCTACGAAGGAGCTCGGTGTTCCTGATATGGGCCTTGGAGGACTAGGTGTCCTCGGGGGTGCAAATCAGTCGCTGTTGGCCGCCAACGGCCCATGGCGGATGTACATCGACGAGTGGGAGTACGTTCCGGAGTTGCGCTGGCCATACAACGTACCGTTGTACAACCAGATGCGCACTGACTCGCAGCTGGCAGGTCTCGTCACAGCCGTCATGTGGGGGATCTGCCAGCTGAGGTTCGTACTTGATCCGAACGGCTGCGACGACAAGATGGTGCAGGAGATCAGTGAGGACCTCAATGTACCCATCTTGGGCAAGGACGATCAGCCTCGCGGTCGTATGAAGGGGAGATTCTCTCACAACAAGCACGTAGTCCAGGCGATGCTCTCTGCGATCTATGGTCACATGTACTTCAACATCGTGGGAGAGATCGTTGACGGCAAATGGAGGTTGAGGAAGCTTGCACCCCGCATGCCCCAAACCATCAGACAGATCAATGTTGCCGACGACGGTGGTCTGGTTTCCATCATTCAGTGGCAACCTGTTGGTCGCAACCTCACCAACCCCACAGACCTTCTGGGTCCCGAGATTCCTGTCGACAACCTGATCGGCTATGTCTTTGGTCAGGAAGGTCTCAGCTGGTCTGGTCGCAGCATGTTGCGCGACGTGTACAAGGACTGGCTGCTGAAGGATCGCGCTATGCGCATCGAGATCATCAATCACGAGCGCGCCGGAGGAGTTCCGTACGCGAATGCGCCTATGGGCGCGACGGTTGACGAGATCGAGTCTCTTGACCAGATGATGCGGGCATTCCGCATCGGCGACACAGCCGGTGGCGCTCTGCCGCATGGCGCTGAGCTGAACATCGCAAGAGGGACAGGGTCAGATATCGACGGCACAATCAAGCGTTACGACGAGAGCATGGCGCGACGCTTCCTGTTGCAGCTTGCGAACCTTGCCCAGAACGGGCAGCACGTTGGTTCGTTTGCTCTCAGCGAGACCTTCGAGGACTTCTTCCTCGTGGGGCAGCGTCACATCGCAGATTGGTACTGCGAGACGACGACAGAACATCTCATCGAGGATATCGTTGACTGGAACTACGGAGAGGACGAGAAGCTCACTCCACGTCTCACATGGGAGCGCAGCAGCGAGGACAGTCTGGGAATGGACCAGCTGGCTATGCTCGTTGATCGCGGGGTCATCACCATGGACCAGGAGACAGAGAACTGGGTCCGCTACCGGAATGTCATGCCGAAGAAGACGGAGCCGCGCCCCGAGGTCACACTGGGTGGTCCGCGTCAGCCCTTCGAACAGAAGGGCCAGGCCAACCCAGCAACAAGCGGTACACAGCCAGGGCAGCAAGTTCAGCCTGCGCCGACTGGCACTCCGACAAAAGCTGCGGGACCCGGCGAACCGGCGCTCCCTCCGTTGTCGGGTTCCGCAGACTCCTTGTGGCGTAGACTCTGGAGGCGCACATGAAACAGCCAGTCGTAGTCACAGTGCCGAATGTGCCCGTCATGCAGTGCGGGATCGAGTACATGCTCAGCACTGGGCCGACTACGTTCACGCCGGAGCATCTCCGGTCTGCCGTCATGGCCGCCAACGAAGACGAGAGCATTCCGCAGCCTCGTCTTGGGCTTGGTCATATCGATCCTCGTTACAACGACGAGAAGGTGTACGACGGAGGACCTGCCTTCGGCAAGGCAACCAATCTTCGCCTATCGGAGAACGGCATGACGATCTACGCTGACTATGTCGGTGTGCCGAAGTGGCTCGCTCCGATCCTTCCCTTCGCGTTCCCTAGCCGCAGCATTGAGGGCTACTGGGACGTTGAAAGCGCGCACGGTAAGACTTGGCCATTCGTGCTCACAGCTTGCAAGCTGCTGGGTGTGAACTGGCCCGGTATCACGGTGCTCGAAGACCTCCCTCAGTACTACGGGGAGGAAGTACCCGCAGACGTCGTCATTGCCCCAGAGCTCGCTCTGGCAGTCGCGGCCAGCAATCAACCTGGGGGTGATCCGATGAAGTTGTTCAAACGGGCCGCCGCTTCCGCGAGCGTCGACAAAGTTCGCAACACGTTCTACAAGAAGTATGTGCTTGCGAACTCTGCGGCTCAGAAGTGGTGGATCCAGGCGGTCCTCTCGGACCCAAACGAACTTGTCGTCCTCGACGACGAGACGGGGATGCTGCACAAGCTTCCCTTCAGCAGTGACGACAAGGGAGAGGTTGCGTTCGGAGACGCAGACCCTGTCGTGCTCGACTACGTTCCCGCTGATCGGGAATCGCAGCTGACCGCAGCGAGTCATGTTGCGGCAACCCTGGCGATCGGCCGTGAGGTCCTAGCCAGTTGGCCATCTCGGGCAGAAAGCAGCCCGGAAACAACAGGAGGCGCAATGGATCCCAAAGAGATCCGGAAGCACCTGAACCTGCCCGAGGACGCGTCCGACGAGCAGGTCCAGACGGCTCTGTTGCAGAGGGCGGGCATCACTGCCGCCGAGCCTGCAACACCCGCCGCCGAGCCGACACCCACAACGCCGGTAGCCCCGACGCTTGTGCTCGTGCCGCCTACGGCAGCTGAGCCAGCCGCGCCTGTCGCACCCGTCGCAGCACAGCCTGCGCCGGAGGCGATGCCGGTGGCGGCAACGGCCGGAGCCCAAGTGGTTCAGGTCGACAAGAACACGTGGGACGCAACGCTGGCCAGTCTCGGCAGCGTCAACTCCTTCATGGATGCGCAGCTCAAGCGGGACCGCGAAGGTCTCGTGGCGGCGGCCATCACTGATGGACGCATCCCGCCTGCCAGCAAGGACGGGTGGCTTCAGCTGCTCGAGTCCGATCCCAACGGGGAGAAGACGCTCGCGTCGCTCGCCAAGGGAATTGTGCCCGTCACGGAGCGTGGCCACGGTCATGCGCCTGACGAGCTCGGCACCCAGCAGGTCGAGGCAGAGATCGTCGCTGCCACTTCGGCCTCGTGGTTCCCGGAGGTTGCACGCCACCGTGCCGAAGAGGCTCAGGTCGCTGCTTCCGGCGGTGTCGCCCCTCGATCTCGCATCTCCACCGATGCGAACTATCGGAGGTAGGGCGAGATGACGAACGAGTGCATTCCGTTCTACGAAGGTCCGTACACGCAGACCATCACGGTCCATGCGGGGTACGCCATGACCGGCAAGACGTTCGCTGGTCCGCTCACTGCATACCAGTCGCAGGGTCCGTTGCTCGCAACTGACCCGCTGGCGGCTGGCGATGGCGGCAACCTCCTCTGCCCGGCTGCTCCGACGGCCAACGGTGAGACGAGTGGCGTCATCAACTGGGACGTCCCCTCTGCCGGTAAGGCAGTTCTGATTCGCGGCGGCGGCACCATGCTGCCCGTGACGTCAGGCGCTGCCGTCAACGCCGGTCAGGAGCTCATGGTGGACGGCTCAGGTCGTGTCATTCCGTACGTGTCAGCCGCCGGCAACCGCCGCGTCGGGAAAGCCCACAGCACCGTGGCAGGGGCAGCACTCGACGTCGTCGTCGAGCTCTACCCGCTCCAGGGTCCTGGCGTCTAGTAGCGGAGAGGAGGAAACATGGAATCAGTTCTTCAGCACGACCACGGCTCCAAGGTGATCTACGAGCCTGGGGTCATGGATGCACTTGTGGCTGCGGGTCGCATGGACCCGGAGCTCAGGCGCATGGGTCTCCGCTCCGCTCGGGGATTCGTTGCGGCTCGTTTCGAGCCTGTGACGGCTCCTCCGGTTCAGGCTGCTCCGTATCCTGCTGCCGTCACGAACCCGTTGGGTCCGCCGACGATCAGCACGACGCAGCTCACGCTGGACCTCGCACTTCAGAATCCGACGCGTGTGATCACGCCGATGGTTCTCGACCTGACGAGGCAGCGGTTCTTCGTCGACCGCGCGTTCACATCAGCAGGTGGTGTGACGGGCGGTGCAGTGATCTACGACGTCGTCGTGTATCCCGATCTGTACGCTGATCGCGATGTACAGCGTGTCGAGCCGGGTTCAGAGTTCCCGGAAGTCTCCTTCAGCCGCAGGGCACCGTTCGCGGCAACCGTCGAGAAGTGGGGCGCGAAGTTCCGCTTCACCGACGAGGCGAGGGACAGGAACAACGTCTCCGAGTTCGTCCGTGCGATGCGGCAGATGGCGAACACGATCGTTCGCAAGATCAACCAGCGTGGCGTTCAAACCCTCGAGGCATTCATCACGGCGAACTCTCGGTCCGTGGTCGGCGTCTCGTGGGGCTCCGTGAACACCACGTACGCAGCAGGGTCCAACTGGCCTCTCTTCCCGGCACGTGACTTCGCGAAAGCGGATCTCGTCGCCGAGCAGGAAGAGATGAACATGGACTACAACCTCTGGGTGCTCAACCCGGCGGAAATGTTCAACCTCGAGGGCATCTACGGCGACAAGCTCGGTGCTCTGCTGGACAGCTACGACATCGACATCTTCGTCACCAACCGCATCACTGCCGGCACGGCATACGCGCTGGCAGAGGGTCAGGTCGGGGAGATGCGTGTCGAGCAGCCGCTCAGCACCGAGACCTGGCGTGACCCAAGCGGCAAGCAGCAGACGTGGGTTCAGTCGTCTGTTCGGCCGCTGATGTACGCGAACAACTCGTTCGCGGTCCTCAAGTTCACCGGTCTGACCTAGGAAGGAGGCGAGTCACTTGGCTGAGAAGCTCATCAAGGTCCGCCTCTTCACGTGGTTCGAAGAGGTCGACTCTCCGGTGCACGGACAGGCTGTCCTGACGGAGCGCATCGCTCACCAGGGGCAGGTTGTCGACATCACCAACCCCGCGTACGTCAAGCGGGGTGAAGAGCTCGATGCGTTCTACACGGACGCCGAGCGCAAGCAGATCGACGCAGGCACGTATGCCGGTCCGGAAGCGGATACCATCTATCGCGTCATGGCTGGCGAGCGTCCTGCTCAGTTGGGCGAAGAGACCGTCGCGGGCGAAGGCAGCCTCGACGTCTCCTCTGCGTCTGACCAGGAGATCGCGGACTACATCGTCGAGAACAGACTCAGCATCGACAAGACGCTGTCTCTGATCCCGGAGGATGCGGACCTCGAGACGCTGGAGAAGTTCTACGACGCAGAGGCCATCGCCTCCGACAACCAGCCCCGCAAGGGTGTCGCCGATGCGATCGACAAGCGCATCGAAGACCTCAAGGGCAAGTAGGGGAACGGTAAGCGTGGAGGGGCCAGTCGTGTATGCAAGCGGCTGGCCCCTCCTCCTTCAAAAGGAGATGTGGAGTGTCTGAGAAAGATCTCAAGGCTCTCACCTACATCAACTTGCCGTTCATCGAAGATGGGCGTTTCGAGCCCGGTCAGATGATCCCTTACGGCAAGTTCGTAGAGAGTGAAGAGCTCGCAAGAAAGTTTCTAGGCGATCAGGCCATTTCGGCTGATGAGCAGATCGCCGAGATGATCAAGTGGGGCTCAATCAGCGAAGATGCTGATGCTCCGCTGCACCACGCTCATCGTCCTGTGGACATCGCCAAGCCCACGCTCTCAACGATCGTAGCCGAGGCAAGAGCTCTCATCGAAGAGCTCGAGGCTGATGGGGCAGATGTTCCCGCCAAGCTTCGTGCTCTGGCCGAGATCTCAGATCGTCAGATTGCCGACGCTGATGGCGTGATCGCATCGGAGGTCGCACAGTGAACGCTCAAGCGATCGAAGTCGGACCGAGGGGCACAACGCTCTGGGTCTGTGAGAAGTGGAGCGAAGAGGCTGTCGACTTCGGAAGACGGAAGCTCGATCGTCTCGGCATCACGCACATGCTTGGGGCGGTGGGTAGCTTCGTCCGCCCACAGCTGATCCCGATCAAGCATGGCCTCTCCTCCGCCGCGCTACGCGCGCTGGTAGGAGAGCCTGAGGAGTGCGCTGAGGTACAGGGCAACCTGCTCCTCAACGAGGGCATTGCTCAGCTGGAGGACCTCACCATGATCGCCACCGTTCTGACGAATCAGACGGCAGCGAACGCATGGGGCAACACCAACGCCTTCATCGGGGTCGGTGACTCCTCCACAGCAGAAGCGGCGACGCAGACGGATCTTCAGGCTGCGACCAACCACTTCTACAAGGTGATGAACGCCACCTTCCCGTCTCGCTCTTCGCAGACGGTTTCCTTCCAGTCGGACTTCACCTCAGCAGAGGCGAACTACGTCTGGGCGGAATGGAGCATCGCTGCCGGTGCTACCTCGGCATCAGGCTCGGGCTTCCTGCTCGGCACCAAGAACTTGAACCGCAAGGTCTCTGCCCTGGGCACCAAGGCAACGGGAACATGGACCCTCACGGCTCAGGTCACCTTCTCGTAAGAGAGCAGAATGGGGACGGTCCGCAGTCTATGGGCCGTCCCTTTCTTGCCTCATGATCACAGACGAGCAGACAGCGTTCTTCGAAGAGCTCTTGCCGAAGATTCGCTCTGTCGTTAAAAGAGCTGCATACGCATATCCAGAGAGGCATCGTGAAGATGTTGTGGCAGAAGCAATTCTGGCCGCCTGGATCGCAGCACAGAAGGTTGATCTGTCGCTTCCGAGGCACATGTGCAAGCAACTGCTGTTAGACAAGGCAGTGTACGCTGCCCGTGATGAGGGTCGCAATCTGAAGAGACAGGACGAGCTCAAGAGTCCTAGGCTCTATCCTAATTACAAGCCAATGGGCTGGATCACCAACGTCTTCTCGCTGGATGAACTGATCAGCGATAGCCCTGACTCAGACACGCTGGCTGATGAGATACCGGCGACAGGCACGAGACAAATCGATCCAGTTACCAGGCTGCTGTTCAAGGAGAAGTTGGAAACACTGACCAAGATGCCACAGCGGTGGATGATGGCTCTGGTCCTTGATCGGGAAGATGCCGAGGTAGTTCTCGGTGTGTCTCCCAGCCGTGTTAACTATCTACGCGTCAAAGCTCTCTTTGAGGCAGATAAGGCAGCGGCATGAAGAGGGTCGGGTTCAGCTACAGAGATGAGATGGATGCAGACTTTCACCCGATGCTCCGGAAGCGCGCAACTAGGCATGATCTGACGGACAGGGAAGCACAGGTCCTTCTTGCAGTAGGCGAGGGCAAGCAGAACGATGAGATCGGTAGAGAGTTGTTCATCACCGAAGAAACCGTGAAGTCGCACGTCAAACACATTTTGGCTATCCTCGGTGCACGCAACCGTGCTCATGCTGTCTACATCGGACTGTCTCGTGGCTTGATAGGTTCGGAGATTCGCTGATGCCTGCTCTTGGCTACCCATCCGTCGCTTCCCATGTCGACAACAATCTGCCCGACAGGATCCTCGTCACTGGCTGGTTCCAGACGGACGCAGCCGGAGGGATCGTCCGCAACAGCCGTGCCTGGTTCGACTCCTTGTCTAGCACGGGCGCAAGAAGCAATGCTGTCCGCATGGTCATCTTCGCCGACGGAGGAGCCGGGACGACACCAGCGACGACGGTTGTCGGAACCTCCGATCAGGTCGTAGTAGACAACACCACAGCAGCAGCGCAGTGGATCCTGTTCCCCTGGTCTGTCCCGCCGACGCTAGCTCCGAACACGAAGTACTGGGTTGGCCTGTGGTGGGGCACCCAGACCGGCGGCGATGCCCGTTTCCAAGTTGTCTGGGACTTCTCGATTGATCCTGCCGATGGCTGGATCGCGTCCGGCGTCACATACGCGTCGACGGGGAATCCCGGGACGCCGACCTGGTCGGATATCGGGGGCACCCAGGGCTACTCCTGGCTTGTCAACTATGGTCTCGCGGTTGCACACGATGGCTACGACGCAGGCAACAACCCCCAGACGCTCACCAAGTTGGTGACGGCCGGAGATCTGCTCGTGATAGGGCAGCGTCTTGCGGGTACGCACGCCGGAGCCACACCACCGAGTGATGGCATCAACACCTGGTCCAAGGCGATCGGCGTCAACCAGACGACGGATGGTCATTGCGGAATCCTCTGGTACTGCTTCGCCGCGACGACAGCCACATTGTCTATCGTTTGCGTGCAGAACGCCGGAGCCGGATCTAACCGTGGCGTGTTCCTTGATGTCTCCGCCGGTACTGCGTTTGCAGCTGCGCTTGATCAGACCGTCGGAGTGCAGGGTAACAACCCGACAGTTGCCGACTCCGGCGCGACAGGCTCTCTAGGCCAGGTAGACGAGGTTGCTGTTGGCTTCACCACAGGTGACTCAGGCTACACATGGGGAGCAGCGTCGCCGTGGGAGAAACTGGAGGAAGCGAACACGACAGGTCGCTCGGCGCTGTTTTACCAGGAGACGGACGCGACGACCGCGCTTGACCTCGCTGACACGATCTCTCCGCTCAACTGGACCTCGATGATCGCAACATTCAAAGTCCCGACGAGGGTCGGAGCAGCAGCACCACTTCTTACGCCACGCAATGAAATTCCTGCACGTCACTTCGGACCTTTCTAGGAGGGCAGATGAGAATCGATCCACTACGCAAGCACTGGGATGCACTGGTCTCTCGCATCCCTGATCGCGGAGAGCGTCATGTCCTCTGCAATTGGGTCATGGAAGAGGATCTACCCGGCCCGGTGATCGAGATGGAGAGATACGGAACTTTGTTGTCTCTTCTGCCGGACAAGATCGTAGAGAATCTCGAGAAGTCACGTCTCGCTGCAGACGGCAGGATCGCCATGCTGAAGGCAGGACTGGGCTACGAGGAGCTCTTGTCGTCAGTGATTGTTGACGGCACAGCGATCGCGTCGAGCTCGACGGAGGCGTTCCTGTTCCCAGCGCTGAAGATCCCTGCGAACTATCTCATGCCTGGTGGTCTTCCTGGTCGCACACTTCACTGGAAGGCACGCGGTCGTCAGACGACGTTGACCACAGCAGCTACGCTGACGTTCAAGGTCGGCTCGGCGCTCACGAATGTGATCCCGACAACGACGTGGTGCGTATCGGGTGCGATCACGATGGACACAACGATCCAGACCGCGACGCAGTGGTTCTGTGAGGGCTCGGCTGTAGTACGTTCAGTCAGCTCAACAGGAACTGTGTTCGCTCAAGGCGACGCTACCTCTGCGGCGCAGGCGTTGACCATTGCCAACCAGACCGCTGGCTACTTGGGCTCTGCTGGCTCTGCCACTCCAGCAGCAGTCACGGTCGACATGACGGTAGATCAGTTCTGGTCTCTCACGGGTAAGTGGTCGCTGGCGACTGCCTACTCGATCCAGGGCCACATCTTCCTGGTTGAAGCTCTGAACTAATGCCTCGCGGTCTATCAGGAGAGCAGGTCCGCGACATTGCAGTTGGTCGTGGGCTCTCTCAGGAGCAGGTTCGCCGTCGGTTCATCCGTCGTCGTGACATCCAGGAGGTTGCCTGGTTCAGTATCTCCAGTGCCGCCCCTAGTGGTACGCCTGTCTCTGATACAGATGCAAACAGCACGACGACAGAAGCTCCCAGCCTCGTCGCAGCGCTGCCTGTTACGGATGCGAACAGCACAACGACGGAAACGCCTGCTCTCGTCTATCAGGCTGCCGGAACAGACGCCAACGGGGCAACAACTGAAACACCGTCCGAGCATGCTGCATACACGGATACGGATGCGAACAGCACAACAACTGAATCTGTGGCTGTCACCTTCGCGATCCCCTCTACTGATTCAGGGACAGATTCTGAGACAACATCCCTAGTCGCGGCAGAAAGTATCGCCGAGGCTGGTACATCAGCTGAGACCCCTGTAGAGAAAGCTGTCTACACAGCCACAGACGCCAATGGGACAACGACGGAAACACCTGCTGTCACCGTTCCTATCTCCGGGTCTGACTCAGGATCTGATTCTGAAGCGCAGAGTCTTGTTGCTGTTGAGAGCATCACGGATGCCGGCACTGTGGCTGAGACTCCGAATCCCGTCGTCACGATCCCTGGCTCTGATCTAGGATCCGGCGTTGATACTCCGTCTCTGGTCAACAAGACAACAGTCACCGATGCCGGTTCTGATTCAGAAGTTGGTGCGATCTCACAGATCGTCACCGAAGCAGGCAGTGACAGTGAAACCCCATCTCTGCATGCAGCACTGAGCGGCACTGACATCAACGGAACAACCACTGAGATTGCAGCCATTGGTCAGCTTGTCACTGATGCTGGGTCAGATGTTGAGTCGATCTCTTTGGTCGCTAAGATCGGAGACGCCGACGTCGGTGCGGGTGCAGACTCGGGCAATGCCTCTGCTCCGGGTAGCCCTGCTGGTTCTGACTCAGGAACAGACACAGAGTCGGCAACTGAGACGGCACTCATTCCTGCTTCAGACTCTGAGTCAGATGTTGAGACAGCAACGGTTCATGCTGTGTTCTCCTCCTCTGATGCGAACGGCACGACCACAGAGACACCGACAGTCAAGGCTTCTGTCAGCTCTGCTGATCTCGGAACAATCACCGAAGTAGGACTGGTCATCGCCAGAGCAACTGTGACCGAGAACGGCTCTGATTCAGAGTTCGCAGACCCCAAGGTTGTGTATGTCCTTGCTGACTCAGGGCAGGGTACAGATGCCCTTGGCCGTCTGATCCTCTCGGTGGCTGATCTCGGCCTCACAGCTGATCAGCGCATCCTGGCTGCTGTGCTATCGGACCAGGAAGCCGCTACGGGACTGGACGTCGCTGCGAGAACTCTCGATACGCTAACATTACTGCCGGTGATCAGGACAGGACAAGTTGACAAGATGGGCTCTGGTTTCGTCAAGCGACAGAACACGGGGAGGGTACTGTGACGGTTGTTACGTTTGAGAACTACAGGCCGTCTGCTCGCTTCGACGGAGTCAAGTGGACCAATGCCATGATCGAGGAGGCACCGGCCAGCGCTGGTCCTTGGACGCTGATCGACACGCAGCCCCTCTCACCGCTTGACACAGACGCTACTGATCCGCAGGCGCGCAACTTCACTACGGACAATGCGACGCTTGCCTATGGTTGGTACAGAATCACCTTCACAGACTCTCTGGGCGCCACAGGGCAGCCCACTGTGCCGCAGTACAACGGAACGATGCTGGCGTATGAGCCAACTGTTGATCAGGTCGCCCGGAAGATCCTGTCGCGCACGAGGGACAAGTACGGCAATGTGATCGGTAGCTTCACACCCGACACACTGCCTACTGACTCGCAGGCTCAGGCGATCACATCAGACGTCATCACGGAAGTTGCTGATGTAGTCGGTGATGTCGTTCCTGACTTCCTGATCAACGATGCCTCCAACGTGGTGGCCATCCGGGCAGCGATGCAGATCGAGCTTGACTTCTTCCCTGATCAGGTCAACACATCCCGCAGTATCTATGACCAGCTCAAAGCTGAGTACGAGTCAGCGTTGGCCGCTCTTCAGAGCGCCGTGTCCTCAGCAGAGGCGGGGGATACCAGTGTGGTAGATACCAACCCAGCCACGCGCGCCAGCTATGCCTTCCCTCAGCCCAACAACTGGTATCTGGGGCGCTGGTAAGGTGGAATTCTTCATCAAGGCGATGGGCGTCAAGCAGGTCTCCACCAAGTTCACACGCTTGGGGCAGGCTGCTGCCGACGCTGCTCCTGCGATGGAGTCTGTCGCACAGTTGATCTTCAGCATCGAGAAGACTGTCTTCAACTCTCAGGGTCGTCGTGGCGGTGGCTCCTGGAAACAGGACTCTCCTGACTGGCTGGCTCGCAAGATCCGGAACGGACAGGATCCTCGCATCAACCACATGACTCTTGCTTTGCGCCGCTCCGTGACCGAGCCTGGCGCACCGGGGCAGGTCCTGGAGGTAAGTCCTGCGAGCCTCGTCGTGGGCTCCAGCTTGCCCCAGGCTGCCCCGTCGCAACGCAACCGCCCCTTCATCAAGTTCACCGTTGCAGACCGCACCGCGATGCGCGGAGTCATCCGTGAGTATCTGATGGCTGCCTGGAGGGCAGGATGACGGACATCTTCTCAGCAATCAAGATCGCTGACGATCTCGAGAAGGCATGTCTTGATACGATCGAGGCATGGTTCCCTGTGTACGTCAAGGAGCTCGAGATTCAGCACCCTGATCTCTTCCCAGTGGGATCTCTTCCTGCACCAAAGTCATTCCTCACGGCAGACAGGATCGATCGCAGCAATGCTGATCTCCTTCCTGCTATCGTCGCCATCAGCCCAGGTCTATCGGGCAAGAAGCCTGCGCAGGAAGGTGACGGCTCCTTCCGTGCATTCTTCCACCTGGGCGTAGGAGTCTTTGTGGTCGGAAGTGATCGGCCATCTACCAAGCGTCTTGTCAGGACGTACACAGCGATCTGTCGCACGATCATGCTTCAGAAGCAGAGTCTGGGAGGGTTCGCTGACGGTTCAACCTGGCTTGATGAAAGCTACGACGATGACTTCAACTTCACGGATGACCAGACCATCGGTGCGGGCCAGGTTGTCTTTGAAGTTGAAGTTGACGGAGTAGTGAACAGGTACGGCGGTCCTGCTGTGTTCGGCGGACCACCGCCTGATCCAGACCCGGTTGAACAGCCGGGAAGCGATTGGCCGACGGCTGATGTCGTCACCGCCACCGTCCAAGTAGAGGAGTAGACGGATGGAATACAAGAACGTGGGCAACCACGCGGAGGACCTCGCCGACGGGCGGATGATTGCTCCCGGCGAGACTGTCGAGCTCGACGAGGATCAGGTACGGGAAGATCACAACGAGGATCTTCTCGCACGTGGTGCCCTCATCGGGATCGATGAGAAAGGCGAGCACGAAGCGAAGCTCGCAAGCAACCGCGTCAAGCGCCAAGAGGCGAAGACGCAAGCGCAAGGAGAGGAGGCGTAAATGGCACTCAGGCCTGGAACACAGGTCCTCGTCAAGACGTCTCCGCCACCCCGCTCGTCCCCGACGGATACGGGTGCGTGGTTCGTGGTTGGGCAGACCGATGCCGGACCTCTGACCCCGACGCTGATCAGGTCGATGGATGACTTCATCCGCCTGTTCGGTACTCGTGTCGCATTCTCTGTTCTCTACGACGCGATGGAGGTCTTCTTCCGGGAGGGCGGATCGTCGGCGTGGGTGACCAGGGTTGTGGGACCTGCGGCCGTCACAGCATCCAAGAACCTTCTGGACTCGGGTGCAGGCATCTCGCTGGTTGTCAAGGCTCTGGGACCGGGTGCAGGTTCCGCTCCCAACGCCGGAAACAGCCTGAAGGTCGGTGTTGCAGCAGGATCTGTTGGCGGCACGTTCGTCATTCAGGTCTTCGACTCCAACAATGTCCTTCTCGAAGCGTCACCGAACTGCGTGACGCAGCAGGATGCCATTACGTGGTCGGCAGGAAGTAGCTATGTCGCCATCACTCTTGGCGCCACTGCTCTGGTTCCTGTCGTGGTGGCGGCGGCTGCCCTCACGGGCGGTGCTGACGACCGCAACAACATCACGGACACTCAGTGGCTCGCGTCGCTGAACCTGATGGGCAAGGATTTGGGACCGGGCAATGTCTCGGCTCCGGGTCGCACGACGGATGTGGGGCATACGCAGCTGCTCGATCATGCTCGCAACATGAACCGCATCGGCATTCTGGACTACCCCGACACGCCGACGGCGGCAACGCTGATCACATCGGCCACCAATGCCAAGACCACCGGGAACGGTGCGTATGGCGGAGGCTTCTGGCCATGGGTCATCGTGCCTGGCGTCATCGCGGGTACGTTCCGCACCGTTCCTCCCAGCGCACTTGTGGCTGGTCGCACGGCAATCGTCGACGCTCTCTACGGGCCGGACACTCCCGCAGCGGGTGAGCTTGGACAGTCGGGATTCGCAGTCGCTCTGTCCCAGGCTGGCATCGACGCCACGACGAGGGACCAGCTGAACACGGCTGGCGTCAACGTCATCCGCAACATGAACATCGGCATCCGTATCTACGGATGGAGGTCGCTGGCCGATCCGATCAGCCAGCCCAACCTGCTCGACCTCAGCATCTCGCGCTACCTGATGGGCCTGGTAGCTCGTTGCTTCAACGTGGGCGAGCAGTTCGTGTTCAAGCCCATCGATGGGCAGGGCCATCTCATCTCCGCCTATGGCGGTGCTCTGACGGCTCTGTGCCAGGCTGACTGGGAGTCGGGGCAGATCTATGGTCTCGTCGCCTCCGATGCCTTCGCCGTCGACGTTGGCGCTTCGGTCAACACTCCAACGGTCCTCGCGGGTAACGAGCTCCGCGCGAATGTGACCGTTCGCCCATCACCAGATGCGGAGCTCGTCACGATCCAGATCGTGAATGTTCCGATCACATCGGATGTGTCGTAATGTCTGGTGGACCTACACGTCAAGACACGTACTCCGTCAGTGTGCAGATCGCACATCCGACGAACGGCAACATGCTCAACTACGGCGTGTTCGACAAGTTGACCGGTGGCGGTCTCTCTTCGTCGGCCACGTCGTACCGGCCAGGCGGCATGGCACCGCCGGTTTCGCTCGGAGGGCAGCGGGTGACTGCGAACGTCGTGGTCTCACGGCTGTACCGTCTCGGGCGTGACCACGATGTCGTCGGCCAGCTGCTTGACTCTGTCGGCAAGTCCGACATGGTCATCTCCAAGCAGCCGCTCGACATTGATGGGAACGTCTACGGACGCCCCATCGTGTACAAGGGTGTCCTCGATCGCGTCACCGCCCCGGAGGTCGACTCCGAAGGCAACGCGGCCGGGCTCATCGAACTCGAGATGGTCGTAGAAGGTTACCCAACCTCGTAAGGGGTTGGTGAGGAGGGAGCGCACATGCTTGACGAAGACGCAGTACAGCCCATCGTCCAGACCGACGAGCAGCCGGAGAATCTGCTTGAGCAACTGGCGGCGAAGAGAAGGGATCTTGCTGACACCAAGACCACCTTCATCCCGGTTCCCGGGTATGACAAGTCTCCGCCGATCCTGCTCATTCAGTACCGGCTGCTCGACGGTCAGGAGATCGAACGTCTGGGCAACAAGGTTCGCCGTGAGTTCAAGCAGCGGTGGGACCGTGCCATCAATGCGGCAGTGGATACCATCATCGCTGCCTGTACCGGCCTGTTCATCGACAAGGGCGACGGATCCGCACCTGCCCCTCTGACGATCAACGGCAACGCGGTCCTCGGCTTCAGTAGCGATCTTGCTGAAGCTCTTGGCTTCGCCGATCGCATCGACAACCCTGATCGCGCACGAGACGTGGTGTTCGGTCTGTTCGCGAACAACGACGTAGCGATCAGCCAGCACAACATGTTCTTGAACAGGTGGATGACCGACACAACCACGAACATCTCTGAGGAGATGTACGGGGGAAACTTCTAGAGCACGACGAGATTGGAGTAGCAGCGGAAATAGCTCTCATGTTGGGGTACGATGCAGCCAGAAGATTCCTTATGACCAAGAACGCTGAAGAGCGTGATAGGATCGCATTGATCAGTAGGGCTGCTACGGAGCTTCAACGTCAGAGGGATCTCGATCGTGCTACGATGATCGCCAACGCTGTGGGGAGGGTCTTCGGCGGATGACCGAAGAAGAGATCCTCGTATTCCTCAGGCTGCAAGGCCAGGCTGCCTTCATTGCAGGGACGGAGGAATCCGCCGCCTCCGTCCGGCAGCTTGGTGTTGCATCAGAAGAGGCAGGGCTAGCCATGGCGGGCACAGCCCGTCGCGGCTACATCATGAACCAGGCTCTCTTCACGATGAGACGCTTGATGTACGGTGCTACGCTTGCGATCGTAGCCTCAGGCATCGCCGCAGTCAAATGGGGCTATGACTTCAACAGTGCGATGCAGAGCGCAAGGGTCGCTCTACAGCCGGTGGCCGGTGACATCGGCAACGTACAGGATGAGCTTGACTACCTGTTCAACTTCACCAAGCACACACCGTTCCAGTTCAAGGACGTCACCATCGCATTCCGGCAGATGTACCTGGGGATGCGCACAGCCGGCATCAGCGCGGAGACAGTCAACACGACGTTGCACTCTATCGTTGATGCTCTATCTGCTACAGGTCGTACATCGCCAGGAGCACTCAACCGCGTAGCTGTCGCTCTCCAGCACATGGCCTACCAGGGTCATCTGACGGGGCAGACAGTGAACCAGCTGGCCCGTGACGGACTCCCAATCTTCGCAGCGCTCACACAGGAGCTCGGTCTCACAGCAGACCAGATGCACCATGTGGGCAATCTCGGCATTCCCGTGCAGACAGCACTCAAGGCTCTGAACGACTACATCGAGAACACACCAGGGTTCATGAATGCCGCCTACCGGCAGTCGCTCACGGTGCATGGTCTGTTCACCACCCTGAAGGACAACATCTCTCAGCTGGCCGGTCACCTGGAGAACAGTCTGTTCCTGAAGTCAGGGGGAGCGTTCGCCCGGATGAATGCATGGTTCGATTCCTTCAACGCAAGGGTGACGAATGCAACATCCATTACTTCTGTTGTTGCTGCTATTGATCCTCATGCGGTCATCATTTGGAAACAAGTAGCAGACGATCTGCACCTTCTCTGGCAGAACTTCTCAGCGGTCATCTCAGCGCTGGCAACATCTAAGCCTCTGTGGGGATCGATCTACATCGTCCTGTTGCTGCTACACGGAGTCCTGATGATGATCGTGCCTCTGACTCAGAAGTTCGGATGGTTCCTCTACATCCTGATACCTCTGTTGGTGACCTACTGGGGAGTGACGAAGCTTGCTGCCTTCTGGACGGCAGCGATGGGTCTCTCCGAAGTCCTGGCTACCAAGGCAACCAAAGAGCTGACCTTCTTCCAGTTCCTAGCAGCCGTTGCGACGGGCAGATATGCCCTCATGACGAAACTGGCTACCTTCTGGACATGGATCGCAGAGGGAGCCACGTGGCTGTATGTAGCGGCTACGACCGCACTAGCTGATGCCTTCACCGCTGAGGGGATTGCAGCTGGCATCGCATGGGCGATCACGCTAGCTCCTATCACGATCATCGTCGCAGCGATCGCCGGGCTCGTGATTCTCCTGGGTGTCTTGTACTTCAAGTGGGATGCCTTCCATGACCTGGTCAACAGAACCTGGAACTGGGTCAGGGATCACAAGCTTGAGTTCGCTGCCGCTCTCACAGTGGCGTTCTTCCCGCTGGTTGCAGCGTACGAAACTCTCAAGCACATCTACAGCATCTGGAATGCCCTGAGAGGAGCGTGGCACTGGCTCACTGGTTCCGGCAACGCTGGTCCCAGCCCCATCCTCTCTCGTCCCGCTCTGGCTGGTCATCCCGCTGGTGGACTCCTGCCTCTGGCTTCACCAGGCAACGTGCTCTCTATGCCCTCTCTGAAGGTACCTAGCAGGGCCAGCAATGGTCAGACCAAGCTCTCTCCGTTCAACTACAACGAGTCCTGGATGAATCAGCCAGACAACAAGAACAAGACGACAAGGGTCAAGGTGCAGATCGGCCGCAAGGTTCTGGCTGATGTTGTCGCCGAAGAGATCGACCAGCAGCAGGCTCGCAAATGACGCATGAGATGCAGAAGGTCACCATCTCGGCTGCCGGTATCAGCCCTGTCGTCGTGCTCCTCGGTGAGACGCCTCCCAACATTCCGAGCGGTTACGGCGGATGGGTTGTTGAGACACGCTCTCGTCGCGTAGGGCTGACCGTCTGGAACGGCAAGGATCCTCTGCGCTTCGCTGTCCCTGTACTGTTTGACGGGGTGAGGGATCAGATCAGCCAGGAGACCGACATCAGCCGTCTCAGCAGGATGGCTCTGCCTCCGACGACAGGTGGCGCTCCTCCTACCGTTCAGATCACCGGCCGAGGTCTACAGAACCCTGGGCCGAAGATCTGGGTCATCGAGAACCTGGTCTGGGGAGACAACGTCATCAGGGACTTCGCCAGCAACGGTGTGATGGCCCGTCTGAGGCAGGATTGCGTCATCAACCTGCTGGAGTACCGTGCCGAGGACATCACGCAGTTCAGAGGGATTCAACCGGGCAAGGTCACATCTTCCAAGACGACGGCATCAACCAAGAGCACGAGCGGTTGGCCCAAGACGTATGTCGTCAAGAGCGGTGATACCCTCAGCAAGATCGCTGCCCACTTCTACGGCTCCTCAAGCAAGTGGCACCAGATCGCGAATGCCAACAACATCCGTGATCCGCAGAAACTAACCGTCGGAGCCAAGCTGAGGATCCCAGCGCCATGACCGTAGCCAAGACCAAGGCTGTAGACCTGCTCCGTCCCTCCCGGCTGAAGCAGACCCAGCTGGAGTTGATGGGCGATGATGTAGATCTGAGCGCACTGTACCTTGCGCTCAATCACTCCGACATCAACATCATCGAGGCTGTGAAGGATGTCACCATCCAGCGCACCATGCAGGGTGCAAGCACAATCAAGGTTGAAGTAGAGGACAGGGCCAGGACTCTGCTCAGATCAGGCAGGCTCAGCTCAAAGAACGACATCGAGATCGATGGCCTCTTCTTCAGGCTGGTTGGTGTAGAGAAGAACGATGATCAGATCGACCTGACTTTTGAGGACCGTGAGGTCGCGATCCTTCGTCGGTACAACAAGCCGATCAAGCAGGCTCTCAGCACGTCCCGCCAGAAGATCACCAGGGCACAGTTCGTCCTGCGTCTTCTGCGAGAACCGAAGGAGTACGCTCCGCATCTCCCATACTACATCCCGGAGCTCAACAAAGTTCAACCGATCCAGGGGGCGGTCTCTCCCTCCGACAAGACGAACCTTGTCAGCGACCGCTCCCTGGGCATTCCTAAGACCAACGATCTCACGGTCAAAGGTGTGCCCATGAGTGAGGAGCAGCGCAACGTCGCCAACGCAGTGCTTGATCAGGGCAGGGCCATGCTGGTTCCGCGCAAGGCTTTGGTCATGGCGATGATGTGCGTCATCCAAGAGAGCACGATGCGCAATCTGATCGGCGGCGACCTGGACAGCGTAGGAGCATTCCAGCAGCGCGCCAGTCAGGGATGGCCTGCCTCTCGGAACGTAGCTGAGGATGCCCAGGCGTTCTACGAACATCTGATGAACTATCTATCAGCGCATCCTGGCGCTCAGTACTGGGCTGCTGTACAGGCTGTACAACTCAGTGCCAACGGTCAGCTGTATGCGCAGTGGCGCACGGAAGCTGAGCGGACTGTTGCAACCTATGGTGTTCTCGATGGAACGGTTGCAGCAGCCAACTCGCAATTCTCTACTGTCTCCGACACAGGAGACTACGAGTTCTACAGGGGTGTGCCTCCGACCAAGAAGCAGACCGCATGGGGCAAGGAGAGTAGCTGGGACTGCATCACGCGTCTCGCGCAAGAAGTCAACTGGCGAGCATTCTTCGTCAGCGGCAAGTTCTACTTCATCTCTGAGGATGACCTTCTGAAGTCCTCACCGATCGCGGTGATCTCTGAAGACACTCCTGGTGTTGAGGCGATCGACGGCACCTACACAGAGGGAACGAAGAGCGCCACCTGCACCGTGACGTGCCGCGCCTCCAAGTGGGCAGCGCCTCCGGGCAGCGTTGTGCAGCTGAAGGACATGGGTCCCTGGAACGGACGCTGGCTGGTGAACGACATCTCACGCAGTGTCTTCGACACCAGGACGACCATCACGCTGAAGAAGAAGCAGCCGCGTCTGCCTGAACCTTCCGGCAGCAATCTGCCAGGCAGCACGAGTGCAACATGGACAGGAGCTCCTGCCGCGATCGACACCGGAAGCAACCAGCAGTTCAAGACTCCTGGCGGTGAAGTTCAACCTGTGCCCTTCGGTCACAACACGCACGTCATCCAGGGTGAGCATCAGACCGTTGGTCTTGCTGGCTATCCCGCTATTGACTTCGGTGGCGATGCCGGCGCTCCCATCGTGGCTGTTGAGAGCGGAAAGATCTTCAAGCTGTCCGGTCACGATCCGACGCAAGGGCCGTCTGACCCGATGCTGGGTGTACACGGTCCCTTTGGTTGGTCTGTGTATCTACAGGGTCAATCTGGTGCCAAGTATTACTACACACACATGGGCACACGCTCCGTTACTGAAGGCAGTACTGTCACAGCCGGTGAACAGATCGGTACCATCGGTGACTATGCCAAGTGGGGAGGGGCAAACCATACGCATGTAGGTGTAAACACGGATGGCACGAAGAATGGTCACCCAGATTGCAACGATCTCGCCAACGCTCCTCTGGTGAGAGCATGAGTGACTTCCGTGATCAGATCCCTGATGCCCCAGAAGGTCGCACGGTGTGGTACGGTAAAGTATCCGTCGGTGCCGCAGACCTCTCAGATCTCGTTCCTGTTGTCATCCCTGACTTCGACCCTTTTCTTCAGTGGGGTCCGTGTCGTTGGCAATCTCGCGACACGACTTCTCTACCTGCTGCTGGCGATGAGTGTCTTGTCGTATTTGACAATCGTCGCAACCCCTGGATCGCAGCCTGGTGGCCATTCTCATGAGTGATCCTGTCGTCGTCCCTCACTTCGACTTCCCGTTTCGTCTAGCTACGAGCGGTCATCCCGCTGTGGTGGAGCAGGATACCATAGAGGACATCAGCAACTGCGTCGCAGCAGTTCTCCTCACGCGCGTAGGTGAGCGTGAAGTCAGCCCGGACTTCGGGTCTGATGACTTCACATTCCAGAAGCAACCTCTTGATGTTGCCGATGCGGCAGAGAGGATCCTGCTTCAGGAGCCTAGAGCCAATGTGATCTTCGAACAGCATCCTGATCAGTTTGATCAACTGATCGCCAGGGTCTCTGTCCGTGTCTCTACTCGGCAGGAAGGTGGTGCGTCTTGAGCAGTTACATTGAGCTGCCGATCGAAACAGATCCGCAGGACATCATGGACGACTTCGTCACGTTCATGCAGACCATCGTTCCTGGCTGGGAGCCGGGAGCAGGCAACCTCGACACTTGGCTGGCGCAGGCAATGTCTGCTGCTGCCGCTGAGTCTCGTGATGTAGCCAGCGCAATCCCCCGGAGCATCTTCCGCTGGTTCGGGGCAACTCTGATCAACCTGCCACCGCTGGACGACACGGCAGCCTCAGTTGCTACGACCTGGACCATGAAGGACAATGCTGGTTACACGATCCCTCTGGGGACGCAGGTCAGCATCGCCAAGACTGGCGATGAGGTCTTTGCCTTCGAGACAGTCACCGATACGGTCATCCCTGCCGGATCAACGGTCGCCAACAACGTCCTGGTCGTCGCTGTCACGCCTGGCGCTGACTCCTCCGGTCTCGGTACCATCGGCGGCACCATCCAGCTGATCGATCCTCTTGCCTTCGTCTCAAGTGTGACGCAGAACGCAGTCACAGGCGGTGGTGTTGACGCTGAGACGGATGACGAGTACCTGGGTCGCTTGACTTCGTACCTTCAGCTGATCGCCCCTCGTCCGATCCTCCCCAATGACTTCGCCGTGTTCGCCAGGAACATCCCAGGTGTCTTCCGTGCGACAGCCATCGACGGATACAGCCCTGGTCCTCCTCCGACCTTCACGAATGCGCGCACCGTTGCGGTAGCCGCCATCGACGAGCAGGGCAACCCTGTTGATTCAACTCACAAGGCTGCAATCCAGGCAGACCTTCAGGCGAGGAGAGAAGTCAACTTCATCGTCAACGTCGTAGACCCGACGGTGAACGCGATCGATGTGACCTACAAGGTGCAGACGCTGCCTGGCTTCGACCCCACCAGCGTTGTTGCCTCAATCAATGCAGCGCTGGCTTCCTACCTCAGTCCCGCTATCTGGGGCTCGGAGGGGCAGGGCAGCAACCTCTGGGTCAACAAGACGATCATCCGCTATCTGGAGGTCGCACAGGTCATCAACGAGGTTCCTGGCGTTGACTACATCACGACCACCGGTGTGAACTACGACCTGACGATCGCGATACACGGCAACACTCTCGCTCGCCAGGACATCACTATGACGGGTGTCGCTCCGCTTCCTCAGACGAACACGCTGACGGGAACAGCCATCTAGTTGTCTGCTCCTGTCCTCAAGAGTTTTGCGCAGCGTCTATATGACGCTGTCGCACCGCTAGCGCAAAATGATGCGCTGTATGGCTATGCCCTTGCGAACTACTGCGCCGCTCTGGGTGAGCTATTCCAGATCGTTGACGACTACGGCAGGGATCAGATCGTCAGCGGTGAGCTCGCTCCTGGCTGGTCTCAAGTCCTAGACCTCACACGCGCTCCTACGGTGGCCCTGCCCTGGCTGGCGCAGTTCGTCGGTGTTCAGCTGACCGCAGGACTGACCGATGCACAGCAGAGGACGCAGATCGCCTCTGTCGGAGGGTGGAATCGCGGCACCATCAGCGCGATGGTCCTCGCAGCACAGGCCACACTCACAGGGACGAAAACCGTTAACTTCGTAGAGCGCAACACTGATGCCTACACCATGACGGTCATCACCAAGAGTTCAGAGACGCCAGATCCTATCGCAACTCTGGCCGCTCTGGTCTCTCAGAAGCCGGCAGGCATCATCTTGCTCTACCAGAACATTGATGGTCAGTCCTACGGCGATCTGCTCGTCAATGCTCCTCTGTACTCGAATGCATTCTCCATCTATGTAGACTACCAGCATCTTCTGTTCAACAACTCAGGCATCCCGTCATCCCCGAGCAGAAACTTCGGCGAGGGTACATTCGGCTCAGGAACATTCGGAGGTCCATAATGGCTTCAGCGTATCCAACAGGGATCGATGCATTCGGCACGTCGCATAGCGACGCGGAGAACCAGGTCACTGTACATCCGCAGGTTCACAACGACCTGGCGGATGCGATCAACAAGATCGAGGGTGAACTAGGGATCAACCCCTCTGGTTCGTTCTCAACAGTCAAGGCTCGTCTTGACGCAATCGGCTCCGGCATGGCTGTTCTGAATGTCAAAGACTTCGGTGCCGTCGGCGACGGCGCCACAGACGACACGACGGCGATTCAGAACGCGATCAATGCAACACCGGTGATCACAACGCTGGGTGGTGCTCATACACACTCTGGTATCGTCTTCTTCCCTCCTGGTGTGTACATCGTCTCCACTCTCGTCATGCCGAATGATCAGATCCTTGGAGATGGCAACTACGGCAACTACATCAAGTTCATGGGCTCTGGTGGTAGGACCACCTATGGAACATCCCTTCGTCGTAAGACGGGAACGAATCTCCCGATCCTGAACTTCTGCGGCACTTGTGCTACAACAACTGAGATCCAGGCGCAAGGTATGACAGTTGAGGATCTGACGCTGGATGGTAACGGCGTCGCGTCCGCAGCACCACTCATGAAGTGCTACCACACGCACATCATTCATGTGGAGGGTGTGTACTTCGCTAACAACAAGGGTCCGGCTGTTGAAGCCATCCAGTTCTACGACTCTCGTTTCACCGACTGCTGGTTCGACACCTGCTTCAACAATGTAAGCACCAGCGTTGATGGAACTACCGTTGGCACTGAGAGCGTCAGGATCCTAGGTCGCGGAGATGGCAACCCCGCGACGGGTCTGGGCTACACAGCCAACAACAGCAACAACATCTGGTTCATCGGATGCGAGTTCACCGGGGATGGTGCAGGAGTCTCTGGCGTCTCGGGTGTGATTGCTCTTTCGGCCAACCAGACCGCTGGACTGAACGCTCCGCACCGTATCTACTTCGTCAATAACAAGATCGAGCTCACGAACATGAAGGGCAACCCGGTAAAGATCTACGGCGCTTCAACAAGAGCTCTCTGGAACTACTTCGTCAACTGCGACTTCACAGGGTACTCACTCTTCACCGGGGCTGCTGCTATCTCCTGGATCGACGCCATCACAGCATACTCCTGCGTTGTTCGCAACTGTCTGTTCGATGACGAAGGAGCAACAGGCGTCACGCATGCCCCATTCAAGATGAACGACTCTGAATACTGGACCATCGATGGTGTCTCAACCAATCTCGGTCCTGTGGGTGCAGAAGCAAACCCGGCTGCCCTCATCGACTGCACCTTCTCAAACGGCAAACCTCTGGTTATCGGCAACGTCAACCACGGAGGAGCAAGAACGTCGCCGTGGTTCTCCAACGCAGCGATCACTGATCGTCGTCTGCCGGTCAAGGGTGGGGTCTTTTCCTCCACTCCAGGAGCAGTAACAACCGTCAACATCGCGCATGGGCTAGGCTATACGCCTCAGATCTTCGACGCGCAGCCGGGCTCTGTGAACTCACGCGGTGCCCCTTTGTACCACGTCACTGCAGACGGTACCAACGTCATTCTGACGTTCGCATCTGCCCTGACGGCAGCAACCGTGTACGTATGGAACTGGATGGCGTCCTAGGAAATTGAGGAGGGTCTGTGCTCACCAGCTCACGTAGGAGTCTTTCGTATCCGAGTCCGGCGAGGACGGACTCAGCAGACGTTCCGCGCGACATCGGCGTCATCATCGCCGCTCTGGAGCTCGACGTCGTCTTCGGGCAATCCACTCACGCTCTGCGTCCTGCGGCCGGAGCCGGTGCCCCTGCTGCAACAGGCGGAGGCAGGATGTGGTGGGAGACGGATACCTCCCAGTTGTTCTACGACACCGGCGCTGCATGGATTGGCCCTCTCAATGTCTCCTCCGGGATCGCTGACGGCAGCGTCACCCTGGCGAAGCTTGCGGCCAACTCCGTAGACGCCAGTAAGATCGTAGACGGCTCTGTCGCTACGGCTGAGCTCGCAGCAGGAGCAGTCACAGCGGCCAAGATCGCTGCTGCCCTGTTCCCGTCAGGAGGGGCAGGCGCAAGCACAGAGGCTCTACGCGCCATCGGCTCTTCTGCCGGAATGGTGCTAGGCGGTGACGACGTTCGCATTGCTGGCTACGGTATCTCGTTGCCTGGCTCGCCGGTGGACAAGCAACGCTTCACGTTGACTGACTCAGTCACGGCTCCTACTTGGGAGTGGGAACTTAGATACAACGCAGCTATCGCGAACTGGGGCTTCCTCGGTGGGACTACGCTTGAAGCGGTCGCGAGTGCCGCCCTGACCCTTCCTCGTGCAGGCAGCTACAGGGTATGGATCAGCGGTCAGCTTGATTCCACAGGTAACAACCCCATCCCAAGAACAGCGACAGCAACGCCATCTACTGGTTCTATCACAGGACGCAACGCGATCCATCTCGTCACCAATGTTCCCGTCGGTGGCACCTATGGAGAGATCGCTGATCTAGCGGCTCAGTTCACCGTGGCCGGTATCTCCGCCGGAGGTACTCTTACCTGGACAGGAGATGTTCCTGCCTTCGGTGTCATTCGTGCAGTACCTCTGAGGGTGAGTTAAGGGGTTTGTATTGGCAGATCTTGAACAAGAATCGAGGGACTCTCTACAGAGGGATTCAGCATGGCATCTAACCAGGGAAAAGATCTTGATGGCCGCTGGCTTGGCGATCGCGGCATCGGAGCTCGTACTAACAGTGGTGGACCCAGCGGCATTCCACTACGAGTTCCTGATCTTTGGAGGTTCACTATGCGGCATCTCCATTACGCAATGGGGAGACAAGAAGAAGTGATCGTAGAAAGGGTGAAGGTCTTGAGAGAAGTTCTCGAGGGTGTAGCTAGGGAAAACCCGATCACCCTGACCTTCATGGCGGTGGGATTCGTCATCACTTGGATCATCATCCTAGTCACGGCGGTATTCGCATGATCCCAGGTCTGCAAGGCGAGCCAGGGAAGCAGGGCAAGAAGGGCGAGCGCGGTTACGCAAGCGACAGGAAGTTCCGCATCGCTATCTCGGTGTGGCTCGCTGTGTTCACCATCATCGTGATCTTCGCTGTGCACTCCAACCACAGCCAGGGTGCTCTGATTCAGAGGCAGCGCGTGGAGTCAGTAGTCAGAGGCTGTCAAGATCAAAACCGACGTCATCGGCATGCTGTCCGAGCTCTGAACAAGCTGCTGACGAAGTCAGGCGTACGCAAGGCTCGTAGGGAAGCGGCTTCAGAGACGATCCTTACGTTCATCGATGCTCTGGCTCCGCTTCAGAACTGTCTGGTGTTGGCACAGATCGTGGTGCCTAATTCAAACCCCACGACAGTTCCCATCACGACGACTACAACGCCGACGATCACAGATCACTAGCGCAGTGCGTTCTCGAACCAGTTGTGCTCGTTGTCAAGACGGTTGATCGCTGACTTGCACCAGGCCAGGTCTCCGTTCAGCCCTGCCTTGTAGCACCATGTCGCGAAAAAATGCTTCCGGGTCTCGAGCCAAATCTGATGTTCGTCCCACCATCTTTCCCAGTCCACGATGGCTGCTTCACGTTGTACGTCACCGGGTAGGACGGAAGGGTCGCCGCCCCAACCGCTGAGCAGCTTCTCTGCGACATAGGCTATGCGCTTGGCTCTCTTCTTGTCAAGTGATAGCTCAGCAGGAGAGGCTTCGGTGCCGAGCCTACGCGGGAAGGTCTGCACAGCGCGAGCGATCGCAGCCAGTTTGGCCAATCGCTCCTGCTCTGCCTCAGCCAGCGTGCTGCTGGTGACTCCCTCAGGGATAGGCAGTTTCAGGTCTAGATATGACTCAAGCAGCTTCACGGTTGCGCTGGCTCCTCCAAAGCCGGAACACCTGAAGAGTCTAACTCCCAGCCTAACCCCGTACTAACCACACTCCAAACACTAGGATGCCACTCCTCCGGGACAGCTAGGGCGCTACGTTCACTGTAGTGCCACCCCGGCTGGTCCGTCAGCTCAAGCTGACTCATCGTCAAGTACCGGGTCTAGCTCGCCGACATCAGTTGTCTCGACCAGCTTCTCATACCCTCCCTTGACCAGTAGCTTCCACCTGCAGTTGAGGGCAGGAGCCAGCCGCGACATTGTTGAGATGATGATGTTGCCGTAGTCATCTGCCGGACCCTCTACGGTCAGGATCGTGTCTGTCGGCGCGTTCGTCGAGATACCAAATAGTGCGATCGCCTGGGGACGAGTCAAATTCAATGGGAACATCCTCCTCTGTAGATTGCGTGCTATCCTCTTGCCCATGCGTGAATCGGGCGAGACCCCTCTGTAGCTCTGACGAAGAATGCGTTCGTCGGCAAGCCATCTCCGCTTCTGACGGTCGGAGATGGCTTGCCTAATCGCTTGCCTGCTGTCGTGGTCGAGATTCATTCTGGTCGGTTGGTCTCCGTCGTGACCCCAGCCGTCGGATCCGCCATCCACTCTTCCGGCTGGATAGAGTCGATAGCATTTGCAATGACATCCTTGTCTCCGAATCCGTGACCCTGATGCCACTGCGATGACGGAACGCCGGAAGCCGCAAATGCCTGTACGCGGTCACGGATCGTGCAGCCCCGATCAAGCATGCTCATGAACTGACAGGAGCCGGTGTGGTAGCAGACGGGTGTGAACGTCGTCGGCGCAGGCGTACCGATGAGTTGCCACTGCCAGTCGTCACGGCGGTGTTGCGCGGCGAAAGCATTGGAGCAATAGCCGCGGATTGCCTTCATGATCTCGAGGAAGACGTGGCGCCACTCGAACTGCGCCTGCGTACAGAGACGCTTGCCTGCCTCATTGAAGAGACCGCGCAGGTTGGTGTGGTAGATGATGCGAGTTGTGACCGCGTGCGGCAGCAGACCTCGTGCGTCTTCCGCCGGTACCCCGGCATCTACCAGCTGCTGGTAGGCAGTCTCAATCGTGGCGATCGTATCGTGCCAGATCTTGCCCACACCCTCATCTGTCTGTACGATGCTGGGCGGCAGGGCGACCTCCTGAGCCAGACCACGCTTGACTGCGAAGCGCAGGCTCTCCTGCACGTAGTACGCACCCACGCGCTGCCGCACCATCTGGTGCGTGAAGGAACGTGTGACCGCCTCGATCATGAACTTGAGGCTGACGCCCTCCAGCGGTGTGTTGAGAATTGTCTTGCTGAGCTCTTCCCAGGCCCAGCGACGCTGTTCGTCTGTGATCTCGTCCAAGCTGTAGACGGGATCACCCCGGTACATGCGCATGTCGGCAGCGCACGTTCCCAGCGGATCCGGCGTGGCGTTGAGGAGGAAGACGCGCGGCCGAAGCCGCACGCCCTCCTCCGCGCCGAGGATCGGCTGGGCGTCGTACATCGCCGCATCGCTGTACTTGACAATGTCGTCGCCCATGATCCCTACTTCTTCCTGCTTGCGACAGCCTTGCCCGCGCTGCTCTTCAGGAAGTCCTTCTGAGCCTGCGGGTCTGACTTCGGCTTGTGATGGGAGACTCCTCCTGTCGGCCGCGCCGTGAGACGAGCCTTGGCCGCGATGGGAGGACTGTCTTCCGTCTTCACTTCGGTGACTCCACCGAATCCCTGCACCGACTCGCCCTTCTTCCACCGCTCGCCCTTCTTCTTGGCGACACGGTAGGCCCACGAGATGCGAGCGACGCCTGGGACTGTGAAGTCGTTGCCGGCTCCAACCTCATCCGAGGCGACAGCTGCCAGGGAACTGAGGACGTTCATCACGAGGTTCTTACCGAGCCCCGTGTCGTCCGCAATCGCCTGTGCGATCTGTCCTTTGGTCAGCATGTTGCTCCCTTACAATAGCCCGCAGAAACGGGCGGTGTTCGGCCACGGACCGTATCCGCGACCGCTGTCACGTGCACGCCTGGCTGCTGTTAGCTGAGCCCAGCTTGGCCAGTTGTCGGCTGTACCCCATCTTGCTTCGAAGTCGGAACCATAGCGAGCCATGAACCCTGAGTCCATCTGTAGCCCACCGTAGTAACCATTGCCCGTGTTGCTTGTCCAGGCACCTTCGTAGCGATGAATGCACAACCATGCGCTTAGATCCGACGGCACCACTGGGTGCAGCACCGCCTGGGTTTGTTCGTACTCGCGCTTGAGCCATTTGACTGCTGCGCAGTTCCATCTTCGCGTTTGGTGACGTCCATAGTTGCAGACGTACCGTGCGTGCTTCAGGTTCTGTAGCTGGCGACTGTTGATGCAGGACAACGTCCCACACTGCCTGGTCACCATCAGTTTGGCGCTTGCGTCCGTCGCCGCTCCCAGGGCGAAGACTGCAAACAGGATGACGATCGTCTTGCGCATCGATCCTTTCGTCGATTACAGACCTCAGTAGGCTGCCGTCCCTGCCCACTGGTCGTACCCCGGACATCCCCCACGAGCCGGGATACAAGTACACGCCCCATACGATTGGACGCCCCACCAGCAGGATCAGCCTCCGCCTACTCCGTACGACCCGTCCGGCCGTCTGTGCAGATCCTGCTTGAAGGTGATCTCTCCGACGTTGTTGCCGAAGCCGGACTCCTTGTCGAAGCGAACCCAAGCGCTGATCACTTCCGACCCGAGCTCGGCGTTCGTCTCGGCATGGAAGAAGTTCCCATTGTCGTCCGTGACGCGCACCCAGTGGTACGGGCTGCCCGTGTGAATCGGATGATGTTGTGATGCCTCCATATGTAACCTCCTCTCTCATGCTGCGTCCGGATCAATGATCCAGATCTCGCTGATGGTGAGCTGCCTTGTGGGCATCCACCCTGGCTTTACTCCCCGAACGAGGATGAGGTCCTTGCCCGGTCTGATGCGCCACACCTTCTCCCGCAAGCGGGGATAGCGCCAGCGGTCAACCCTGAGCCCGATCTGGTCTGACTCATCATGACCAACCATCACCACCCACTTATCCAGATGTGGATCCTTGATGAGCTCTCCGTTGAGCTTCGGGTGCTTGGGATCGCTCATGTCGAGCTCCGCACCCTTCGCCTGGTTGAACTCAAAGAGGTCTCGTTCGTTGCGGCTAGTGATTGTTCCCAGCCACACGACCTCAATGTCGTCGCCCTTCTCGTAGGGCAGATCCTCTGCGACGTGTGTCGGCATCGGAGCCATCAGCTTGCCTGACTTCAGTTCGGCCTTGGTGATCTCAATGGAGCGATCAAGCCACAGCGCTCCGAAGGGATCATCACCCTTGTTGGAGAACTCTCTGATCTGCTCCATCTTCCTGGGACCGATACCGGGAACCTCAAGCAACCGCTCCCAGTCAAAACTCTCGTCCAGTTCGGGCAGACTATCCCTGTACTTGACGATGTCCGCCCCGATGTTGAGACCAATGTTCGGTACCTGTGAGAAGCCAGCAACCAGCGCGTCTCCCTCCTTCTCCCAATTAACACCGCTGTGCAGAGGATGTGGCGGCAAGATTTTGATGTGCCGACCCTTGCGTTGCGTATCTCGGAGCAAGGTACGCTGCCGGTCATCATTACTGATGTTGAGCGAGTATTTGTAGAAGAGCTCCGGGTGGTAACGCTTGAAGTACATCGCGTGCGAAGCGATCATAGCGTAGCTGACCGCGTGCGCTGCGTTAAAAGCGTAGGAGCCTGCTGTGATACAGGTCATCCAGATCCTGCGCGCAATCTCCTCTTCCATATCGTGCAGTTCTTTCGCTCCGTCGCGGAACCTGCCCCACCGGCGGTTGAACTCCTGCTCCCCGATCTTGCGCGAGATGATGCGGCGCACCTCAGCACGGTGCGTGTGATCGAAGCCGCCGATCTCGCCGAGGATGCGCAGGATCTGCTCCTGGTAGACAACCTGTCCGTAGGTGGCGTCGCAGATTGCCCCCATGGCCGGGTGCATGCTGACGTACTCCTCGCGCCCGTGCTTGATGTCGATGTAGGCATTGGCCGCACCATTGTGCAACGGCCCAGGACGACCCAAAGCGGTGACGTCGTACACCTGCTTGAAGTTGTCAGGCTGCAGAGCGCCGTTCACATAGCGGCAGGCTGGCCCTTCGAACTGGAAGATACCGATGACGTCGTTCTTGTTGAACCCCTCGATAAGAACGGGGTCATGAACGTCCACGTTGTACAGATCATCAAGCGACCACCCCATCTCCTTGCGCATGCCGTCGATCGCGGTCATGTTGCTCAGACCGAGGAAGTCCAGCTTCAGGAGTCCCTTCTTCTCGGCATCGTACTTGTCCATGGAGATGACCTGGCGGATCTCTTTCTTAACCACACGCTGATAGGTGGCTGCGACCTGGGTAATGGGCCCGGTCGATACAACGAGACCAGCGCTGTGGACTCCGAATCCTGCGTAGTTACCCTCAAGGTCAAGCGCTGCGCCAAGGTCCGGGTGTCGCTCGAACACCTCACGTGCTTGGGGAAATTGCTCAGCAGTATCCTCAATCGTCGCACTTGCGCGTAGGTCACCTGAGCTCCTCTCGATCAGGACATCCTTGATTGAATCAACTTCCCACTTGGGCACACCGAAGACTCGTGCCGCTGCATCCAGAGAGTTCTTGCCCTTGTACTTTGTGAAGGTGCCGACGTTGCCGACGCACTCAGCACCGTACTTGGTTACGAGATAGTCGTAGACCTCTCCTCGTCTTTCCGAATTGAAATCGACGTCAATATCCGGTAGGTCCTGACGAGTAATATCAATGAAACGCTCAAAGATGAGATCCTCGGGGTAGAGCATCGGATTGACTTCGGTGATGCGTAGCAACCAACAGGCGAGAGATCCAGCGGAACTGCCGCGTGCAGGCCCAACCCCGATGTCTTCATTCTTCGCAAACTGGAGTGCGTCGGCGACGACCAGGAAGTAATCAACGAAATCCTTCTCCTCTATGATGCGCATCTCGTAGTTGAGACGCTGCAGATACTCCCTGCGCACCTTGGGAGGCAGCGATTCACAGCCGCGCTCGTGCCACCCCTTACTCAGCCAGTCCCTCCAGAGATCAAGGGCGGAAGTGTATCCGGGCGGGAGCGGGTAGCGCACCATCGGTAGAGAAGGCAAGTCAACTGTGCAGCGATCCGCGATGTCCCGCGAAGCAAGCACCGCGTTGATGGACTGTTGCTTGCTGAGTCCCGTAGCTATGAGCTTACGCACCACCATGCTATCACTCCATGGCGGGCAGAGGTTGCTGTCGTATCCCCACTCACGGGCCATATCCTCAATTGATCGCTTCTCGCCGGGACGAAGGTTGTGCAGGATCTTCTGCATCTCCTTCTCCTCAGGCACCGTGTAGTGGCAGTCGAAGGTTACGACGTACGGTATCGCAAGTTCCTCAGCCATCGCCACCAGTAACGGATTCGCCTGCCTCGTCTTGACCAACTCAGGGAATGCCTGGATCTCGATGTAGTAAGAATCGCCGAACGTCCTCTTGAATTGAGAGGCGAGCCTTTTGGCTCTAGAGTAACTGGCGTCTTCTTCCGCGACATGCTTGCCTCCTACCAGGGTGGTGAAGAGCGCGCTGCCCTGACAGCCAGACAGAACAACCAGCCCTTCCTTGTGCGCTGCGAGCATCTTGCCGTCGGCAGTGGGCTCGTAGTAGAAGCCCTCCGCGAATGTCTTCGTGACTAGCTGTAGAAGGTTGCCATACCCAGTTTCGTTCTCAGCCAGGATAGTGAGATGGTTCTTTCGCTGTGTGGCGTTCTCCCCGAGCTCGCCCGTATACAGCTCAACTCCATACAGAGGCTTGACGCCTGACTTCTTGGCAGCAACTTCAAGCTGTACGTGTGATGATACATTCCCGTGCTCGGTTGCGGCCATGGCGGAAAGACCGATCTCTTCAGCACGGCGAATGTGTGCTTCGGGTAGGGCATAACCGTCTCCGTACGAAAACGTAGTGTGATGGTGAGTGCTTGCAAAGGTCATCTCCTTGGTGCGTTGCGGAACACGCCGGGTCCTGTTGACCTTGCGCACGACGACAGGGGTCGTGTGGTCACCGTGACGGTGTACCGGGATCTTGACATCTACGAACTTGGTGTCGATGCGCTCCTCAGGCGTACCTGTGCGCCACTCACCGCCACCAGAGCTCGCACTGCTCAGCAGCCCAGGACCCTTCAGCTTCTCAGCCACGGAACCCGAAGCCTCCTAGCTTCGCTCGCGCCTGATCCTTGCGGCGCATGTCGTCCTCCCACTCCTTGAGCTCCTCTTCGGTCATGTGGTACTCAGCCTGACGATAGATACCGATGTGGCGTGGCCAGAACAGGTCTGGGAACTCCAGATCGACGATGTCGTGCTCCACCTCACGGAAGGGCACCTCATGCGGCTGGTCCGGCAGGTGACTCACACCCTGCCCTGCACGATCCGCGCGCCGAAGTTAGCGTAGTTGACGATGTCGTAGGACTCCTCGACGATGTTCTGCACGATGTTGTCCTGTAGATCAACGCCTAGCTTCAAGGAGTTGATGACGCGGTCAACCTTGACCTTGATCTGATTGAACTGGTCGAGAGCAGGATACTGCTTCCACAGCCCACGACGGATCTGCTCACGGTCCACGTGGACAGCGAAGGCACCGTGCTGGAAGTCCCAGTACTCATCGAAGTCGCCTTGTGAGAGAATCTTGCCGTTGTTGTAGGCCGTGAAACTGACTGGTTCAAATTCACTCATTTGCTAGCTCCCTTGCTAGTGAGTATGCCTTTTGGTATGCGTTATACATGGTGACCCCATGCGTCCACTCCGCCCAGCGTCCACAGCGTACTACATCCGGGTGACACGTGCAGCGGTTACTGACTGCCTTCCAGCCCTGCACCCAGCCGTCGTCTACGTTCTCTGACCAACTGGGAGCAGTTGTCTCAATGCTGCACAACCCTCCCAGGATGCTCCAACGGTACCAGTGGTCTTCCGGCAAGCCGTTGTACACCACGACCTCGTTGTTCTGGTCTGCTGGCGGAGTGGGCAGCTGCTTCATGTAGTACGGCACAGAGTTGAATGCGCAGTTGTTGTAGCACAGTACCTGCGCCGGGACGGTGCTGATGACCAAGTCGCTGTGGAACTTGCAGGACATCACAACGTCGTGGTTGATCTCACCCTCGATGATCCTGCTCTCGTAGCGGTCCCAGAGTAGGTCGTATGCTCTGAGCACATTCCAGGACGGATACACCTGGAAGTAGTTCTCCCAGCCCGTCAGACGACGGCGATCTCCGTACACCTTCTCCGCGTAGTCCTGGGCATTGCCCATGCGGACGAACTGAATGGTGCCCTCCGGGTAGGGCGAGGTCAGACCGGGCACCGGCCCGTGCAAGTGCTGGCTGCCCGGAATCACGGACTTCTCCTTGCGCGAGAGAATGGAGACGCTGTGACCCTGGCTCTCCATAGCCCACGCACACAGTAGTCCTGACGGCCCGCACCCCAGGATCATGATGTCCTTTACCATTTGAGCTCCCTCAGTAGTGAGTGCAGCGTTGGCTCGACGACAATGTCGCCTAGTACCTTGCGCACCATCCTGTGTTCATACAGGGTGGAGATGATTGCGTTGCTCTCCTCTCTTGAGATGTTCATGATCTCGTCCAGATCCTGGCGGCGGAACTTACCGGCGCTGCGTAGGTACTTCGCCAAGATGGGACGACCCTTCAGGTACTGGCTCATCTCATCACGTGCGTCCTCGGCAGCATAGCGATCAGCAAGCCTCTCGCGGCTGCGCTCGCGGTACCCGAAGGACGGCATACCGTACAGGAGATTGATCATCTGTACGGCAGCATCTACATGGTAGGGGTGCACCACGATATTCTCGTAGCTGTCGTCCGTGCTGAACGTGCGGGCAGCTATCGCGATGGCCAAACGACACAGCTTGATGCGGACGTTGGCTGCCTGAATCAGCGGAGGATCCTCCACATACAGCTTACCCATCTCGTTGGCCTGGTAGAACACGCGGTCCTCTGCGCCAGTAGCCCAGATGATGTTGTTGGCTCCGCGCGTCCAGACCCACATGAGCAGCGTGTGGCAGGCCTCGGCGGTGTACAGTAGCTCTCCTCCTACGGCTGGCTGATTGATTGTCTCACTGGCTACGTCGAACAGCGTGACTACCATAGCCAGGTCGAACCTGGCGATGTCCTCAGCGTTGCCGATGAGAGGCTTGATGGCATCCACCCCGTAGGTGTAGTTGGCCATGGTAGCGTTGCGGGGGTTAGCCAGCCACAGCAGACGCGTACGAGCCCAGGTTGTCTCCTGCTGGATCTTGACCAGCTTGGCTTGCCCTGATGAACGGATGTCGCTCATCTGTGCAATCTCTTCTGGGGTCAGACCGCTGATCTCGTCCAGGACTACCAGACGACGGTCATTGAGAGGGATGACTCCCCAGGTAACAACCCAGTCCTTCTGCCCGATCGTCTGCAGACCTCCCACTACACCCGCGAAGGAGGCTGCCTCACAGGAGATCATCTCGCCCGCACCGTAGTGAGACATCATGCGTTGTGCTGCTTGAGATTTGCCGGTTCGTGTGTCTCCCAATATGAGGCTCTCCAGCCATCCACGGTGGATGTACTCCCCGGCAAAGTTGAAACTGATCACGGAGTGGTAAGTCAAGTCCATCACAGCGTGCATCTCAGGGCGTCCGTGCACCCTAGTGATGTGCTCCGAGAGCGCACGGTTGATCTCTGCTACCTTGTGCAGAGGTCTACCATTGCCCTGGAACCGCTTCATGAGAGCGATGGACTGATCCGTGAGTTCGAAGCGATCAACCGAAGTCTCCATCCCTTCCAACTCACTCACCAAGAACTCGTTTCCCTGAGTCCTTGGGTTTGGCTGCAACGCTCCGGTGATCTGTACCGTGTTGTTGCTCGCCGTGTCGTGCCTCCCTACCGATGTGATCTTGATGTTCTTGTACGTGGCGGCTTTCTTGGGGTCGACGATGCTACCGTCTGAGTAGTCCAACGCCGGACGCCCGAACAGGATCTCAACTGACTGGTACTCCGTGATGTCCTGCATCAGCTTTGGGCACTTACCGCCTGGGACACCATAGGCTCCGGCCAGCGTTGCCTTCATCTGCGGCGTGGTGTAGTCAATCATGCTGAGAACCAGCGGGTCGTCCGCATTGATCTCAAGCGTTGCCTCGCCGTTAGCTGCGCGCATCGGGCAGATCGCACACTTGTTCCCGGCGTCCTGCGTGCAGGCCATCTGTACGACCTTGGGGATTGTGTAACCCGGTTCCTTACGACCCTTGATCGTGACGATCGTAGTCAGCGGCGTGCCGACGTTGTGAGCGTCAAACGTATCTAGCACTGTCGCGAGTTCCTGCTTTGACTTAGTGCCCGAGCCTGCTCCGCGCCGTTTGTTAGCCGGACGAGCCTTGCTCATCAGTTCGCGGAAGTCAGATGGGTAGTGTTCCAGGAGAAAGTCAGTCACATCCTTGCCGTGTTTCTTCTCGCGCGGATAGGGCAGCTCAATCACGCGCACATCTGCTACGTGGCGCAGTGATCTAGCGATCACGCGGTCAGCCTTTGAGCCCTTGTCGTCGCGGTCGTTGCAGAGGTACACGGTGCGGTCCTTGAAGAAGCTGCCCCACTCGGCGAGCCAGACATCTGCAGCGCCGGTGCGTGTTACGGCAGGAATGCCGTTCTGTAGCAGCAGCAGAATGTCCCACTCACCTTCTCCGATGACGATCTCAGACGGGTCTAGGTCAAACACGGAGATAGGGTACAGACGATTGGGAGATCCGTAGCCTGACTCAGACCAGATCTTGCGGCGCACAGCGCCAGGGCTGGGATCATAGAACCTGACGTTCCAGATCTCGTTCTCTGGTCCGCGCACGGGAATGGTGTAGATGCGTCCTGAGTCGTAGCCGATCTCATACTTCTCAATGGTCTGCTGACTCAAACCTCTCACTTCATCAAGCCAACGCATAGCTCCTGCGTTACTCAGCAGTGCGCTGTGCCATCCCTTGATGTGCCCCTCGGTGAGAGTACGCTGTTTGGAGGTTGGCGCGGGTGCATCTGGGTCAGGGCGGTGGTGGTTACCATTGAGCGTTGGCGCTGGCTGCCACTCTGCCTTCTTGCCCATGAGCCTGACGATAGGCATGCCTCCGCATACATTGCAGAAGAACACGCCCTTGTCGATATTGATGCTGGCCGACCTCTTGTTGTCTTGATGTAGAGGACAAACCAGATTCCACTCACGAGTTACCTCGCCTGTATCACGATCCACATTCTGGTGTGTGGGGTGGTCGCCCTCGAGATAGGGCGCAAGGAGATCGAATTGACGACGCGTGAGAGCCACTGGGGAGAGGACCCTACGCTGCCGGAACAATCCGGTCGGACGACCTGAGCTTGTTCGTGATCTCTGTCTTGAGCTCTTTGTACCTCTGGATGAACTGCCTGACTTCGCACATGTGTAGGAAGTCCTGGTAGTTGTCAACCAGATCATCGAACTCTTCTTCCCTGGCGTCTTCCCAGGAGAAGATCCACAGAGCCTTGCGCTCAGTGTACTTGATGACTTCGTACTTGAAGCCACCCAGCGCCAGCACAGTCGCTAGCGCCATGTCGTCCGTCCGGAATGTCCCGTCAGCAGCAGGCATCTTTAGGGAGTGAAGGGGTTCTCGACGTCGTCTTGGCGGAGCCCCTCGATGATCGCAACCTTCATGCGATCGGCAGCACCGCGACCCTTGATCGCCGGAAGATCATCCAGCTGGCGATCGGTCCACTCCTGCTTCAACTGCTCGAGATCCCACGAGTCGTACTCGTCTTCAGGAGCCTCGTCAGTTGCTTCCCCGCCCGCTTCGGCAGGCGAGCCTGCGGCCTCGTCATCGGCGCGCAGAGCCTCGATTGCCTTCTTGCTCTTGGCACCGCGACCACCCGGCATCGTGAGACCACGATCTTCGACCTCACCGAGCAGATCCTCTTCGGGCCAATCTTCGTACTTGCCGACCTCCTCGTCGTTCTCGTCCTCGCGGACGGGATCGTACCCATCAGGGTACTCAGAGGTCGTTGCAGCCGCGTCGTCCTCATCAGGACCGACGGGCTTGGCTGTGCTGCTCTCGGAGACGGAGCCTCCCAGATCATCTTCGGAGTCGCCCGGCTGCGGTGGGAACAGACCCGCTTCCTTGACCGTGGGCTCTCCTTCGTAGCTGTCGGGGTTGAGCTTGACGCGGATGATCTTGCCCGCCACGTCCTTCTCGAGATTGAGCTTCCCCTTGTCCTTCTTGCCGATGGCCCGGATGAGCTGCTTCAGCTTCCAGTCACTGGCATCGTTGAGACCGACGTAGGTGAAGACCCAGTCGAAATCAGCACCGACGTTGAGAGCAAGCCGGATGTCGTTGGCCGGACTGCCGTCGTTCTTCTCGGTGCGGTGCTGCGCCTGCATGATCTTGGCAACCTTGACGCCAGGCTTTGCCTTGACGCCAGTGCCGCCACCAGACTCCTCGACGTCAGTGACGTCGTAATCGAGGATTGTTGGCAAGTTATTGCCCCCTTCTTCCCCGGCCACGCCGGGTGGTCGTAGATGCCGCATTGGCGCGGCCGGACTTCTTGCTTTCCTCAATGGCTGCCATGAGCTTACCGACGGTCGGATTGTCGACATAGCCCTTGGGGAAGGCATCGTACTGATCCTTCGCATACCAACGAGGAGACTCCTTCACGTGCAACCGCCGCCACTGCACACCCTCATCGTTCTCCATCAACTCCAGGAAGCCGACTAGGTTTGCGTAGCCGCAGATCTTCTCCGTCATCTGCTTACCCTGCACGTATGGGCGCAGAAGCGTACCACCTTCGTCGTTCGTGGGGTGATTGCCCTCGAACGGGTGGGCCATGATGCCGAAGTGGAATGTGTTGCAGCCTACCATGTGCCGCACCCATTGTTGAATGCGCTCCATGTTGCGACCATACTCGCCCTTGTCCAGCCCACCCTTCGGTGTGAGAGCTAGACGATCAGGACGAAGCAGAGTGGTGGCCTCCCAGATGTCGTCCAGCAGAACGTCCTGGGCGACTGAGATGTTGTCCCACCACACCCAGTTGTATCCGTGGTTGCTCATCCGTAGATGCTCCAGGACCTTGCCCATGTCCTCCCAGGTACTGGCTACCACCTGGTCAATCATGCCTGGGTGGTGCTGGCTGGCCTGGAGTACGCGGGAAGGGATCAGGTCCATCGGCGAGCGAATGATCAGGGTCTTGATCCCTGCCTCCGCGCCGCTGCCGATTAGAGAGGTCTTTCCCCAACCAGGGAATGAGTGGATGACGCAGCGCACCCAGTCAAGACGATCAACAGGGCTGATCTGCGGCGATCCGTCTGTGGGATCGCTCTGCATCGCGGCAGGTACCGCTTGCAGCTTTGCGCCTCTACCCGCCATGCGTGAGCCCCTCGATGTATTCGTTCAGTGTGTTGATGTACGACAGGAGGATCTGGCATTCCGCCGGTGTGACTGAGGCAGAGAAGCCCTCGCCCTCTGCCGAGTGCTCCAGCTTTCTGATTGCTGCTGCGAGCTCAGGCTGCATGTTTGCCTACCCTTCCGTGCTTATTGCGGCGACGCTGACGACCCTTCTCACGAAGCTTCTTGTTCTCACGCTTGCTCATCCCGAACATGGGACGGTTCTCGGTTCGTGCGTGAATGCGGCCAAACAAACGCTTGTTCTCTAGCGTCTGCTCATGCCACGCGACCACAGCACCCTCGCCACGCTCGCGAACTTCGTCGGGCAGCCCGCACTTCTTGCAGCACTCCTTCTCTGCGTCATGAGAGAACTTCGCCTTGCAGTTGGGACAGATCGGGATCATGCTTTGATTGATCCTTCCTTGATGGTGTCGAGCTTAACGGCTTGTACCGTGAAGACGTCGCCAGCAATGTAGCTGATGGGCGTGGAGGTATGAGCAGGATCGAACGTGCGCGAAGCTACCAGCCCGTTCTTCAAGATGAGATAGCCCTGGGCTCCGGGTGGTCTGTCCCATGCGATGTACATGAGAGTCTTCGTGCGCATCTTGTACTCGCGTAGGTTGATGTCGTTGGTCAGCGTCTCGCCGCCAAACGTACCAGACCCGAATTGTCCCGACCCCATGTGTTGCATCTCAGATCTCCATTCTGGCCGGAAGGAAAATTCGATTCTGTGAAATGTAGGACAAATCGCTCAGAAGACCCCTCTTGGTGGCCGACTGCTTGCTGGTTGCTTGCACAGCAACCCTGCGGGGGCAAGGTGCTGTGGCGGCACCGCTTAGCAAAGCACCAACTTCGCCACAGTCAGACAGAGGGGTCTTCTCAACGACCATCGTACACCTCATGCTCAGCGTATGGTTCCCAGGTGTAGGTGGTCTGGTCACGGAACGTCGCCCAGTCAGCACCTACCTCGTGCAGTTCGCAAATATCCCTTGCTGGGCAACCAGGACAGGTGAACTGCCCCGGACTCTTGCCGATCTCGAGCTCGCCGCTACGCAACATCTCCGTGCGGCGGAAGTCCGCCATCGCCCGGTGCTTGGCCATCTCGCGGTCTGGCTCGTCGCGGAAGATGGGCATGCGCATGAAGTAGGGCGATGGTTGCTTCTTGCTGTCGCTGCCGTCCAAGTTGAGGTAGATGCGCTTACCCTTCTCGACGCGGGACTGCCTCTCATCGGGCAGGGCTTTCCGCATGAAGTTGTAGAGCATACCGGCCAGCTTCTGCTCTGGCTTCAGGATTCCCGACGCGTACAGGTACTCAACTCCGAACGACCAGTATGCACCGGCCTGGTCATCCATCTGCAGATATGCGAGTTTGCTATCGCTCAGAGAGGCAGCGCTCTTGTGGTCGGGGATCCAGAGCTCCTTTGAGCTGCGGTTACGCCACACACCGTCCAGAACGCCGGTATACCAGAACCACGGCTCACCCGCAAGAGCAGTTGTTTGGGTGCCATCGAGGCTCCATCTATCAATGGTGTGATGCACGAGAACTTTGAAGGGGTGCTCGGTGACGAGAACCTCCCACTTGTCGTCTTCTCCGTACTCGTCGACGTAATTCTCCATCATGGCGACGCCGAGCTCTAGCGCGTCTACCCACTTGTCGTCCTCTTCCATCCGCGCACCGAACTTGCTCTGGTTCTTGCGCAGATCTGCCTTGTAGGCACGAGTGAAGGCTTTTGCGGGGTGTGCTCCCCGCTTCACGCCGGGAATGTAGTACGCTGCCAGTGCTTTGTGCACGAGCGTACCGAAGCGTAGAGCCGGGCGATCCTCACCGGACTTCAGGTTCTGGTTGTACGTGATGTCCCATAGGAACTCACAACGCTTCATGGTCCCGCGCTCTGAGGTACGGAGCATCGGCAGATTGGCCGGGGCACTGCCGTTCACCGCATTGCGGCTACTAGGACCCCTACGGGCTGAGCTCTCCCGACCAACCTGCCGTTGCTTCGCACTTTGCCTTCCCGGCATTCAATCCTCCCTCGTGTCTTGTTGCTGAGTATTTGGTGAGGGACCGGGCAACCCGTTTCACCCAAACCCGATCCCTCACCAGCCGTCGTTCACTACAGCGGGGAGTATACCGGACCGGGCACCGGCGCGCTAGTCCCCACTAGCTGCCCCGCTCTTTACAGGTTAGTGGTGGCCAATACCTGGCCCTGGTCATCCTGAACCTCAAACCAGGCATGACTCAGTACCCAGTCTTTGGCCTCTTGTACGGCATCTCCCGGATCATCTGCCTCTACCGGCAGAACTTGGTGATTACCGTCACCAAACTGCATTAGGACATCCATGAAACCTCCCTTGTATTTGTCCCTCGCGCGCGCGAGACCCACTACCAGATGAATCCCTCCCCCGAGCGCACGCGTGCGCCTAGGAGAGGATTTCACCCGGAGTGGTCGTCGGTGTCCCGCGTGCGTGCGCGAGCTCGCGCGAGCAATTGCGGTTAAAAGACCCCTATAGGGGTCTTTTAGATTCACCAAGTTGGGGACACCGCGTCTAGGAAAGCTAGCACTGCTTGGCGATCGAACCACTCGCCGTGCAGCCGTGACCCTGCTAGCTCTTTGTGAATAGCCCGTTCCAACTGGGCAGGATCACTTGCTTGAACCACCAGTAGGATCTCGAGAGGCTTCGGAGACATAGTCTCAATTTCAGGAAGTCGTTCCTCGTACGGATCCCTGTGGGTCATGCCTATCTTGATGGGTGCTGGTGGGTCGCTGACCGCGCCACCCTCCGGGGTGAGAAAGTACACCCACCCCGGCTGCGTACGGTGGTTGGAGGCGTCCCGCCGGTGCTCCCGCCAGGACAGGTAAGCCCCGAGCATGAAACAGCCTGCTACAATGGCTGCCCACACCTGGATCAAGCCAGTTTCACCGCCTTATGGGCAGGCTTGACGACCTTGTTGAGATAGCCGCCTACGCTCTTGGCGAGCGCACATGCAACGGCCCGTTGACGGCTGACGCCCACATACACGTAGGCGCCAGTCTTGAACCACACGATCATGTCGCCATCTTGCCAGCCAACGTAGTTTACGTTGCTGCTGTCTGCGATCTTGTAACCGTGTAGCTTGCCGGTTGGGTGATCCGCTCTGATGCGTCCTTCCATCTCTACCTTTCGTATTCGAGAGCCTTGTGCTCCCTGTATTTGTTTACAGCGGCCCAGGCCTCTTCGTTCTCACCATCAACGGCGAGGATGTCAATGGCCTCAACGAACCCCTGGTACAGTGTTCTCTCAACATGACGCGAACCGAAGGAGTAGTCATCCTTCAGAAGAAGCCCTTCTGTCTGCCTCTTGAAGTTCTCCGCGTCCCGATCACCCTTCTTGATCTCCTCCAGGGTCTCCCAAAAGAGAGGCTGAGGGATGATCTTCTTCTCGTTGTAGTAGCCTGGCTTCCACTTGCTGAAGTCAGGATCGAGTGCTTCCCCATCGTCGGTCGTGAGGTCTTCACCCTTGAACACGCCCATGTACCGGGCGACGCCGACAGCAGGATCTTCACGATCACCCTGCCAGACGTCAAGCACATAGATAACAAGATCCGTGTTCTGAGCGATCTCGTGATCAACGATGAGGAAGCTGGTTGAACCGTCCTCGTTGAAGCTCATCTCTTCACCTTCTTGCAGGACTTCAGGTGTTGCTCCATGAGCGCCTTGCCGATCTCATCCCATGGTACACTGAATTTCCCACACAGATTGCAGGTAGCGATCATGCTGCAACCTCTTCGGTTACAACCTGAGGCTTGTGGTCGGCGCGGAAGCCCTGCCGCCTGATATCCAAGATTGCCCGGTTGATCTGGGCCTTGTCCTGCACCAGAGCGTGGATGTCCTCCTCGATCGTGTCCTTGCAACGGTAGGAGTACACCGTGACCTGGTGCATCCGCGATGCGCGGTGAATACGATCGGCCAACTGCTCTTGATCGTCCGGGACCCATGTCTCGTCCAGGATGTGGCAGGTATCTGCCCGGTCAAGAGTGATTGCCACACCACCGGCTGTGGTAGTCATCACCACAACGCGGGGTGAGCCGACACCACCCTTCTGGAACTGCTCCTGAATGCGAGCGCGTTCCTTACCGGATGTGTCGCCTGTGATCTTCTCGGCATAGATGCCCTTGGCGTTCAGATAGGCGTGAACCATGTCGGCCACCAGCTTGAACTGACTGGCCACCACAGCACAACTGTCGCCTGAAGGATCGTCAGGGTCGATGCCGTTCTCGTTCAGCCGCTCAAGCAGGTATTGCAGCTTGCCCGACTCGTTGCTCGGGATGGGGTGCTGCTGCTTGCGCTTACCAGAGCCCAGACAACGAGGGCAGGTTACACCCTCAACATCGCCTGTGCCCTTGCACATGCCGCAGTCAACCATCTTCTCGACCATCTCCTCGCAGTAAGCATCTGCGAAGACCTTCAGCCGAGTGTACTCTGCGAGAATGCCGAGAGCGTTGAGCTTCATGCCCTCGATCTCAGCTTCCGCCTTGGCAGCGAAGTCGTCGTACTGCTTCTTCTGCTTCGGCGTCATGTCGCACCAGACATCGACGAACTGCTTCGGAGGCAGCTGGGTGAGCACTTCAGACTTCAGCCGCCGCACTAGGTACGGAGACAGAGCCTTGTAGAACTCATCCTCACGACCTCTGAGAACACCGCCGATGTCCTGCCCATACCCATTGCTGGAGACATCCAGCCACGTCTTGGCCCATTGCCACTTGGACGTGAACTGCTCCGGATACAGGAAGTGCAGCGCTCCCCAGAGCTTGATGGGCTTGCCGCCCATCGGTGTCCCGGAGAGAGCGTAACGCCGCTTGGACTTGATCTCCTTGACGGCGTCTCCGAACTTCGTGCCCGTGCCCTTCTTGGCTGACGTGTTCGTCAACCCTGTCTTATGGAACTCGTCGATCGTGAAGGTGTTCCACTCCTCGACGTTGGGATCGTGCCCACCGAGCAAGGTCTGCGGGGTGCAGACGAACCAAACAGGCCAGTCTTCATCCACGCATGCCCAGAACTCCTCGATGGCATGTTCACGAGCAGCCGTGCTGAGTTCACCGCTGTAGCAGATGACCTCATGCGGCTTCTCGCAGTGCTCCGTCCAGCGCTCGATCTCAGACCGCCAAACAGTCTCGAGTGAGGTCTTAGGAGCGACCACAAGGTGCTGGCCGTTCTCAAGCCCTGCCTCGAAGATGGCAGCGATGGTCTCAGATGTCTTACCAAGCCCCGGCTCGTTGGCGTTGATCGCCGACGTAGCAGCCAGGAACTGAACATCTGCACGCTGGTAGCCGCGCATCCATTCGGCCATGCCTGGGATCTTGTCCTTGAGGGCAAGAGCTTCAGGCTCAACCGAATCAATGCTTGCCAGAGCATGGAGGTTCTTCTCACGCTTCCGAGCCTCCTTGCCCCAGACACGCAATGCGCGTCCGAGGACGAGACCCGGTCCCATGTTCTCGTTCAGACGCCGCGCGATGTCCAGGTTCAGCGGGACGGTCCACATGGGACCACCGTTGGTGACCGGAACAAACCGTGCGCCTGGTACCTCTTTGATGAGTGTGACGAGATCCTTGTCATACTTGAAGTGGACCTCGATCTTGTCCCCTGAGGGAGACAGCTCAGCAAATGCATTTGGCATGGTGTTACCTTCCGGGTGGTTTGGTGATAGCCCCTGATTATAGCTGATTCAGGAGACTCTGGGTTTGTGACTTACCCTCATGCAGTAGGGGCAGCTTCTACCAGTGATAGTGAACGGATCGCCACTGTGAGTGGTCCTCCTCATTGGCTTCAGCCACCTACTTGCACGCACCAGGAAGACGTCGCCGCAGTCCTCGTAAGGACATGTGACGACTAACCAACTGGGGAAGTCTACGCTGCGCTTGACCGAGTAGGTCGGCAACTGACTCTCCAGTGGCTCTTTCGTCTTAGCCATTTCCATCCTCCCTGTCTTGGTATTGGAGCTCGCTGAGCTCCGGGCAAACCCCACCGCAGGAGGGTTCACCCGCAGATCAGAGTTCTGTCTTGGGAATGAATTCCCGTCCTACATCGACGCCGATCGTGAAGGCAGCCAGGATACAACACTTCATGGCTTGCTCTACGTCGTCACCGCCTGCGATCTGCCGATAGCACATGTAGTAGAAGTCGTGAGTGACTTTCTTCAAGACTTCATCGCTCAGACCGTTTCTCTCGATCCAGTCATCGATGTCCGCCTCGTTGTTCTCGTCGGCGACTCTGATCACATCTTGGTATGTGATGTCAACCATTACAGCTGCCGGTACTCGTAGAGCAGGCTCTGAAGCTGCCACTCAGCGTCTGTGGCCTCGGCCACGTCGGGGATGTCGATCATGAAGTAGATCATACCCCGGATGCGACCCTGGTAGACCCTGCGACCCTCGTTGACCATCTCCTTGAGGTCACGAGAGTCGCGGGCCACATCCACCAGCCAAGCAACGATGAATGTGAAGACAGCAACAACGAAGCAGGCGATGCCCGCAAAGAACAGCGCATCTGTACCGCTCATTATTCATCCTCCCTGTATTGGTATTGAAGCACGGTCATGTGCTCCAGGAAGCCCCACGGAGTGGGACAACCCGCAACGCATCACTCGTAGTCTGGTAGATCGTCAATGATCGGTGCGACGCCTACATTCTTCTCCGAGCTTAGTTGCTTCTGAGCTCTCGTGATCTCCCCGGTCCTCATGGGATCGTGAAGACGAATGCTCCCAACGGTCAGCACCCTGTTACCACCTGGGTCTGTCCACAACTTGAGGAGATGCTTTCTCCTGATGCCTTCGTAGGCATTCGGCTCACCTTCGCCGACTGGCCCAGCTGGGAGAAAGGCTTTGAGGCTGAGCACGCGACAGTCATATGCGTGAGCAGGTGACCCCTCGAAAGCAGGGACGACGACCCAAATACGGCGACCCACCAGAAGTCTTTCGAGATCCGATGGGTCGCCGTCCAGGGCAGTCTTGGCCGCCGCTACTACTTGGGGTCCGCGCCAGCCCTTGCGGACGAGCGCGTTCCCCGACCGCGACGGGACGCCGGAGCAGCCTGGGACTTGTTCTTCGCCCCTGCTCCACGCCGACGACCCGAAGCCGCAGCCGTGACCTTGACGCCGGTCTTCTTGCTACCGGCACCACGACGCCCACTGGTCGCACCGCTTGACTCGAAGGTCTTGCGGCCACGGCCCGTGTACGAATCGGCAGCCGCAGTTCCCGAAGCCTCGAAGAGCTCCTTCGCTGCCGACTCCGAGATGCCCGCGCGAACCGCAATCCGCGGCCAACGAACACCCTGGTTCCGTGCAGCGACGATCGCCTTCGTGGTCGCCGGGATCTTGACGCTGGGATCCGCGAGCAGCTCAGCCTGGTAGAGATACCGGCCGATCTGCGAGCGCTCGATCCCAGTCGCGTTGACGTAGAACGTCTCCGACTGACCGAATCCGTCCTTCTTCTTGAGGACGGTGACGAGCTTGTTGAGCAAGCTCTGCTGAAGTTCCTTCGCCATGGTGATGCTCCCTTCCCGTTCTGTTAGGTTTGGCCCATGGCTTGGGCCGGGTGGTTACTGAAGAACCGTACCTGATTCTTCAGCCGTTGGCTAGTCCTCGGCAAACCTTGTGGTTTACCAGGGATTTCGCCCCAGAGCACATGGATGCTCCGCGCCGCGCTCCAGAGAGTCCAGGGAGGACAACTCTCGAGCGCGGCGAGCAGCATCCCGCTGCTCAATCCTTTTCTGACTAGACGCGAACTGCTGTGAGTATCTTAACCTCTGCCTTGCCTGTGACCTGCAGAGTGTTGCCGACCCTCTTACCCTTCTTGTAGCCCTTCTGCTTCAGGTTGCTGCTCACGAAATACTCCTCGAGAGCCTGCGTCGGAGTTGAGGCACGTACCACGGCCACGATCCCGCGATGCCCGTGCTCCTCAATCTGATACACCTCAGCTTTGGGCCGTGGTGCCTTCGTCTTACTCATGACCGCCACGCTTTGACGGCACCGAAGATGATCGCAATCAAGATGCCTGTGATAAACCAGAATGTCGCAGCCTGACCAAACAGCCAGAGATTCAGCTGAATGGCCAAGAACATCACAAGCACCATCACTACGTTTGCGATCAGCCTACTCATGGCGCACCGTCACCGTCAAGAACCTTGACGAATGCAAGGATGCCTTTCTGAGCATCTTCAATGCCCATCATGGCGTCGTCCAGGCCGCGGAGATCCTCGATGCCTGCTTTCTTGGCATCTTCAAGATGACTCTCCAGGGCCATGTGCATGTGGGCCAGGGTTAGACTGGTCCTGTTGAGACCAGGTCTGTCCATCTTTCCTCCCTTGTTGTATATGGAGCTGCTAGGCTCCGGGCAGGGCTCAGTGAGCCCCACCCGCAGACTAGGTCAGGGTCCGTTTCCGCCCTGGGCCTTCACCCAGGAGAACGGTCCCCGTTCGATGTTCGTGTCTATGACGATCACCTCCTTTGCCTACAGCACCCCGATCCATCCGGGGTGAGATCCCCAAGGCCATGGCACCGGCCTATTCGAGTTCCTCATCGGGATCCTCTCCGCGTGCAACGATCTCGGCACGCTTCGTTTTGACTTCGGTCTTCCACTCGTCGCCGAACATGCGACCGCCGCAGATCGGGCCGATCGCGAGCTCGCGAGAGATACGGTTCGTGAGACGACGACCGCAGTTGCTGCATTCGCCGATCTCTGCCCCGTAACGCAGAGCGCACTTACGCACGCCAGCATCCAGGATCTTCTGCGCGATGGTCACCTGAGCCGGACGAGGCAGCTTGCTCTCGTACGGACCATGAATGACGTACAGCGCAAACCGATCACTGTTCTGGCCTCTGCCCTGCCAGCGCAGGTAGAAGCGCAGTTCACCCTCGTTGTTCTCGATGGCGTAGCGTCCCGGCGGCAAATCCACCAGAGCTTTCTGCCACTCGAGATCCTCGGCACGCCCTGCTTTCTGAGCCTTGTCCTGCTCAGTCGGCTTCTTCGGACGTGCCAGAAACCACGTGATGAGCTCGGACGCCTTGGCTTTCGACATCCCGAACTCCTCTTCGTCTTCCGAGATGCGCAGGCACTTCATGATCAGATCGATCTTGCCTGACTTCTCGGCAGCGTCCGCTTCCCGCTCCTTGATGAGATCGAGCAGGAACTGACGCTGAGGCGGAGTGATCTTCGGCTCCGTATGAGCTTTCGCCCAATCTGGAGGCGGAGTCCTCTGCCCACTTACGTGAATCTTTTCCATCATTCCTCCCTGTATCTGTATAGAAGCCTACTATGTCCTAGGCTCCGGGCAACGCTCCGAAGAGCGCCACCCGCAGGCTAGTTCAGCTCGTGGTACACTTCCGAACCGTCCAGCTTTCTGAGCGACTGCGCGGGAACCGACAGAGCCATCCCGTCTTCGATGTCGACCCAATCGCCATCGCTGTCCTTGACGGATGTCTCTTCGTAGGCATACATCTGGCCGTGCTTATCGCACACGAACCAAATGCTGTCGCCGTTCGCCGGCATGATGGTGATGATATCCATCATCGTCGGCGGATACTCAACACCCACTTCTGTCTTGTTCTTGTAGATGCGGCTGACCGCTACGATCTCGGTCTTACCGTCACTTCCCGCCCATTGAACGCGGCAGCGTGTTGGATCCCCATCCAGATCTGCGGTGTCGATCATGACGTAGTCTTTCCCGTCAAGATACACCATCTCCAGTGCCTGGGTGATGTAGCCGTCGGCTGTCAGGAGAATGTCGCAAGGAGCAGCCATCTACTTCTTCTTTCCGTGCACGCCGGTGTTGCCGTAGTCCCGCGCCACGCAGTACGTGGGCAGTGCTGAGCCGTCTGCCGGACGTGCCACCAGCCAACGATCGCTTACCGTGGTGGTGGTCTGCTCGTCCCGCTTCAGCGGCGGACCGAGCGTGACCTTCCG